TTATTTCGGAGGCATGCCCGAGGCGATCTCCGCCGTCCTGATCCGCTCGCTTGCCAACTCAAAGTAGTCCTTGGACAACTCCACTCCCAGAAACTTGTGGCTGGTCTCAATGCAGGCCATGGGCGTGGTGCCCCCGCCCACAAATGGGTCCAGGACCGTGCCGCCATCGGGTACAACGCCGAGGAGGTCAACCAGGAGTGGCACGGGCTTGCTCGTCAAGTGGACCTTGGCGGCAGCGTTGACATGGTGGGTGTAAACGCCCGGAAAGCAGCGCCGGGTAAACACCTTGGCCGGCGCTTTGACGGCATGGATCACGAACTCGCAGTCGCGCTTGAAACTGCCCAACATGGGCCGGGCTGACGGCTTGTGCCAGACCACAATGCCGCGCCACTCCCAGCCTGCCGCCTGGATGGCATCCGTCATGGCGGGAAGTTGCCGCCAATCCGAGAACACCAGGCAAGGCGCTCCAGACTGGGCCAAGCGCCAGCATTCGGACAGCCACAGGGTCGCCCATAGGATGAAACTCCGCTGGTCCTTGCAGTCGCCGAGCATCGGCGGGTAAATCCGCTTGGTCCCGGTCGACTGGTACTTTTGGGCCGGGTCGGCGCGTCGCGCGCCAGCGTGCAGGCCGCCGCTCGAATACGGCGGATCGGTCAGAACGGCGTCAATCATGCCGTCCGGCAGATCCCGAAGGACGGCCAAGGAATCGCCATTGTAGAGTATCCCGTTGTCAAAGACCGATTTTTTGTGATCCACGCGAGGGCTCCCTCTGCGGGGCTCTCTGGCTCTCTAGGTCGGGGCTCGTGAAGGCCCTCACGTGGTTGAGTTCCCCACACCGGGGGCACTTAATGGAGAGGTCGACCACCTCTCCCCTGGCCAACAGCTTGTTACACCCTCCGCATCGAATCTCCCGCATCTCCAACCTTTACACGTTGCGCTGCCGCCTGCTACGCCCGTCCTACCCTTGATGCGCAGGGGAGGGAGCAGCTGGCGAAAGCCGGTGGACCGGCGTCACCACGCCGGGCCAGTGGGACGGTTGCACCCGTCCCGCCTGCTCCGCTTTTATGGCCAGGTCACCCCGTCGCGGGCGGCCAGGATGCCGGCCAGATCGGCCGCCTGGCCAACGGCTTTCTTGCCGGTCAGCCGGGCGCGCTCCACCATCCGACCATAGGCGCGCCACTGTCCGGCAGCCTCCAGGACCGCCGCCGCCACCTCCTGGGCCGTGTCGGCGGTGATGCCAACCTCATTATAGATATCGGGGTAGTTGCCCTCTTCGGGATTCGGATCGGCCTGCAACAGGCGCGCTTGGCGTTCCTTTTCCTGATAGGCGGCCATCTGGCCGGCCCCGGGGGTCAGGACCATCTGGCGCAGTTTCTCGGCTCGTGCGTCGATGTCGGCGCAAACGGCCGTCTTGGCCATGTCCAGATCCACCGTCCACGGCTGGCCGACCTCGGCAGGCGTCCCATTGGGGACTTGTACCGCGATGCCGTCGGGGTACAGCCCGGCGATATCCTGGCCATCGGGATGGGTGGCCACGATGGCCCCGTTGCGGATGACGAGCTGCATAGTTGCCTCACAAAATGAAAGAGTTCCCGGAGCCGGCAGTTCCAACAGCAGGAGAGAAGTTTGTCGTATTGTTGCGCGCTATGAAGTTCGCCGTGTACCCCATGAAGGACATGCCGTAAGGATTAGCCCCGAATGTACATGAATCACTAATGTTTTTATTGCCAGTCCATGTCATGCAACCCATGGAAAGGGCGTTGAATCCAGAATAACAGCTCTTTGATATGCATCCGTTTGTCTGCAATAGTGACATCATGGAGGCGGAATAACCGTAACCCATATTGTGGGCTATGCAGTTAACAATGGTGCCAAACGCTCCAGTCTGTGAAGACATTACGGCTTTGTAAACGGTTCCGCCTACTCCGTTAAATCGAAAACCATTAATATTTTTGATCTTTGTTGTAATGTTAAACCCATACGCCGCGAAGTTAAGTACGCACCTGTTGCACGGCTTGATGAGGACGTATCCACCGCCGACCACTTCCGAGGCAAAGCTTTCGGTCGCGCACGTGATAACCGTATATGTCCCATCGAAAGCGACGCTCGAAGCAACGTAGGCTCCGTTGAGCCCGCTGGTGCTGCTGCCGAGGAGCCCGAAAATGTCGCCAGCCAGGAGACTGCCCGTATAATCTCCAACCACGGCGAGAGTTTTCGCGGCTGCGTTGATGGCTGTTATGGGAACACTTGTTTCCGCTGAAGTGTTGCCAAGAATTGATATTTTATCCCCGTCGGGATGATCGAGAGCTATGGTCGCGGGAACAGAATACGTTCCATCCGCCACCTGGATGGTCACGGTCACGCCCGGGGCGATGAGCTTGCCGGCGATGCTGGAAAGCGCCCCGGCGATGGTCAGTTTGGCGTGGGCCGCGTTGTTGGCCGTGCCGTCGTTGGCGTCGTTGCCATCGGGGCGCACGTAGATATTGGTATAGGCGTTGATGAGCCCCTTGGCCGACGCGGCCAGGCCGGCCGGGGTGACGGCCTTGTCGTCGACGGTTCCGGCCTTGGCTTCGGCGGCCGTGGCCAGCTGCACCAGCCCCTTGATGGCCGTGGACGCGGCCGAGATCCAGGCGTCCAACAGCCCGGAAACCCCGGTTTTGACGATCTTGAGCGCCCCAGGCGTGGAGGTGGCGCTGGCCGGCTCCTGTGCCACCAACCCGTTGCCGTCCAGGCTGGCCACGCCGCCGGGCATGCCCAGCTCGGACCGCTTGACCTGGGCGTCGTTGGTGACGGCATCCAGGCCCACGCCGGCCGGGGTGTCGGGAATGGTCGGCAGGCCCAGCAGGGTTGCATAATGGATCGGCGCGCCATCCCCGGAGCCGTGGTTATGGAAATCCCCGTTGGTCACGCCCCTGGCGATGGGAGCGTAGGCGAGGTCGTGGTTGTGGATAAACGATGCCGGACGCCACTCCTGGCCGTCATACATCCAGACCGTGGTGGGGCCGGTCACCTGGCTGGACAGGTCAGGGGCCGCCAATCCGGACAGATACGAATAGGTGATGGCGACATACGGCGACACCAGGGCCGGGGACGAAGGCGCGCCGGGGGACGCAAGGCCGGAAACGGCGGCCATTACCACTTCTCCCGGGGCAAAATTTTCAGATTTTGGTTCAAACCATATCTATAAACATGGTCAGAAATAACAAATTGCGACGAGGCGTTGACGGCAGCAGGAAACGCCTCGTCGACCGTGATTGAGGTGGCGTCGTTGGCCGTGATTTTGCGGCACATTCCAGCATTCGTGCCGCCGGAAATGGCGACATATCGGCCGATCAGGGCATTTGTCGCCCAGTTCATCGCCGAGTTGACCAGGGTCAGGGGCGTCCCGGACGTTGCCGTGCCGCTGGCAATGGGGGAGCCGTCCGCGCTGTAAGCCAGAAAGTTGTTTAATGTCCCGGCCGCGTAGGTAGATATCAGTGCGTCGTAATCAAGAATGGCATTGGAGAACGCCGAGGATTGCAAAAGGACAGGGCATGTGTTCGTCTTTCCCGTTGTCCCATCAACACCGGAAACTGACATATTGAAGAGGGCTGCCGGTTGAGACGCGAAATTCGTAAATGCAGAAGTGCTGGAAGGGACAGTTGCCGCTAGAAGGCTCGCATCACAAAACAACAATAATCCCGGACGCGCCCCCGCATAATACGTATTTTCGACGAACGTCGGCGGAACACAAATAATGGCCCCGATGGAGAGGGGGATTGTGAGTTTCGTCAGCGTCAGACTCGACGCCCCCACGCTGATGATGGTCGTGAAGTCCCAACCGTTCGCCGGGTCTGCGATGGCGATCTTCATCCCGGCAGCGAACCCGGTTACGTTATCCACCGTGACCACCACGCCGTTGCCGGCCGCCGCAGGAGCGGTCAGCAGCGCACCGGGGAGCGTCGGGAAGTTGTACGGCGTGGCACTGAAAAAAAACCCCCAGGTGGTGGTCGCGTCCACGACCCCGGCGGTGCACGTCGCCATGTGGAAGACGCCAGGACAGGCCATCAGGTAGACGGAACCGGAGGCCGTGGAGAGCGTCAGGCTCTCCCCGACCATCGTGCCGCCCGTGTGCGTCGTCGCGTTCCAGTAGCGATAGAAGGCTGCGATGGTGATGACCGAGGTGCTGGTCACCGTGATCTGGAAATAGACGGGGATGCTCTTGGCTGACGCCTGATATTTGTACACCGTGCTGGTGGTCGAAACCTGGTCGTAAATAGTGACCCCGGTGTAGGTGGTCAGCAGATTGCTGATAAACGCCATGGTCTGGGCCAAGGTGTAGCCGGCGATATTGACGATCTTCCCAAAAGACGAAACTGCGGTTGGCATTGGCATCCCCTACGACGTCTTGATGTACATTGTGCCCACGGGATAGGCCCCTTCCGGGGGACTATCCGCCGAGCCGAGCAACACCCGGGCATAGATGCCGTCGTGGTCATGGTCGACGGTCGCCGCGCCGATGGACTGGGGCGAAACGGGATCGCCGCCGCCGGCCGCATGGGTCGCGGCGTGGTCGAGCATCTCGCCCGGCGGGCCTTGCTCCCCCTGCGGCCCGGTCTGGCCGGTTGCGCCTTTGGCTCCCTGGGGGCCTTGGACGCCGATGGGGCCGACCGGCCCCATGAGGTTGGCCACCGGGATGCCCCATGCGCCGGCCGATTTGGGGCCGTAGACATTGCCCGTCACGGTATCGAGATAGACGTCCCCATCGTGGCCCTGGGAGGCGCGCGGGATGCCGGCGTCGACCAGCCAAACCACGTTCATGCCGGCCGATCCGTTCGGTCCGGCAGGGCCGGCTGGCCCGGCAGGACCGGTGTCGCCCCTGGACCCGGCCGGCCCCGTCGGGCCAGTCGCGCCGGCCGGACCGGTCCGGCCCAGGAGAGTGGCCACGGCCGTGCCCCAATCGCCGGCCGTCTTGGGGCCGTAGATGGCCGGGGCGGCGGTATCGAGGACCATATCGCCGTCGCTGCCGGCATCCGCCGGGGGCGGCCCAGCCAACACCACCCAGGCCGGAGCCGGCCCGGTCGGTCCAACGGGTCCGGCCGGGCCGGCCGAGCCAACGGGGCCGGTCGGGCCTGTCGGACCTGCCGGGCCAGCGGGTCCGGTGTCGCCCTTGGGGCCTTGCAACAGTGTGTCGACCACCATGATCAGCTCCAACCCATCTGGGCGAAGGTCCGGCAATCGGCCACGCCGTCGCCGCCGTTTGCGCCGTAGGTGCCGGAGTTGACGCCGCCGGCGGCGGTCCCGTTGAAGACGCCGGTGAGCGCCCCGGCGTGGATCAACCCGATGCGCCCGCCGCCCGGGGCTCCGTAATATGCCGTTGTGCCGTCCTCGCCTTTGGCGCTCCATTGGTGCCCATCGGCGAGCGCTACGTCGCCCCGGCAGAGAATCAGAGCGCTCCCGCCGGGGCGCAGCCCGTTTGCGCCAGGACCGCCGAACGGCCAGGCATCGAGGCCAATGCCCTCATATGCGCCCGTCGCCGCCCCGCCGCCGCTCCAAGGCCGGGCCTGACCGCCACGGCCGCCATAGCCGCTCTGGTTGGTCCCGCCGGAGCCCGCGCCGCCGCCAGCGCCGCCGCCCGGGGCATTTGCCCCGGCAAACCCGCCGTTTCCGGGGCACTGCGAATTATAGGTCGGGTTGGGGGCGCGTTGGGCTTCGCCGCCGGGAGCACAGCCGGCGGCGGCAATGAGGGCCGCGCCTAACGCACTGACGATGGTTCCGGTGCAATCCCCCAGCTCGGCCTCCCGGAGCGCCCAGAACACGGGATCGCCTACGAAAATGCCGGCGGCGGCGATGGCGGCAAGGACGTCCCGCAACGAAATGGCCTTGCCCCGGAGCCGGAGGATCTGGGGCACTACCCAATCCGCCGACGGCCACGACGACTCGCCGCGTGCGCCCAGAGAGTCCAGGACGAATTTTCCCGCAGCGCCCATGGCCAGGGAGTCGCACAGGATGATGGGCGGCCGGGCCCGGTTGGTGATGGACAACTCGGCGTTGATGGTGAGCGCCCCGTACCGGAAGACCTTGGACGGCCCGTCCAGGTCGGTGGCCAGGTTCGTGGCGGCACCGATCGTGACGTCGCCCCGGCTGGGATAGAGGTCGAACAGGTTGGCCAGGCCCGGGCCCAGCGTCCAATCGTGAGTCCAGGCCGACGGCGCGGCCAATTTCGATATGCCCATGGCTACCCCTCGTCTCCGCTGGCCAGGAAGGACACGCTCCCCAGCGTCGCAAGCACCCGCAGCTTGTCCGGGTTGGCGCTGGCGGCGATGAAGATCTTCGTGTCGATATGGATGGACTCTCCGGGGGCGAGGGAGGCTTTGAGCGGGGTCGCTTTTATGGTGCCGGTGGCGCTGGTGAGGGTGACCGTGACGTCGGCCGTGTCCAGCGTGCCGGTGTTGCAGATGCTCATCCCGACGATGGCCACTTCCAGGTTCGCGCCAGGGGCGACCAGGTCGGTGACGGTATTGGTGGCCACACTCGCCAGTGGCCAATTTCGAATCGCCATGTGTCCCTCCCTATCCGAATACGAGGGCCAGTCGTTTGGCCTGCTTGATGATGTCGGGCACGGTCACGTCCACCAACTGCTGCTGGGCAGCTTCCACCGCCGCGATCCGGGCCGTGATGTCCTCAATGGCGGCGGCGGCTGCGGCCATGGCCGCGTCCATTTCCCCCAGCTTGGCCTCCACGGCCGCCGATTGGCTGGCCAGGTCGTCGCGCCCCTGGGCGATCAGAACCGTCAGCTCGTTTTTCAGGGTGTCGGCCAGCGGCCTGACCGCGTTTTCGATCCGGTCCACCCCGTAGTTCTGGACCTGGGCGATGGCCGCATCCAGGTCGTTGGAGAGCAGCTCCAGGGCATGCAGGCGGCGAACGATGGCATAAAACCGCGTGTTGAGCTCGCCGGCCGAGAGCGGGGTTTTCCCGTCCGTAAAGCTGTATTTTTCGGTGTCCAGCGTCATGACGACCGCCTTACAGGGCCACGTCCATGCGCTGGGCCACGTGGAAGGTGACCAGCGGCGTGGTGGTCGTGCCCTCGATCTGGATCTGGTAGGTCGACAGCGGCTGGGCCGGGGTGAAGCGCACGGTGCGGCGAACGGTCGTGGCGTCCAGGGTTTCGTCGGCGGCCACGCCGGTGAGATGCGCGCCGCCGGAAAGGAGCGTGACCGTGCAGCTATGCTTGGCCGTGTCCCAGTTTTCGAGACGCACGATCACCGAGATGTCGTCCGAGGCCGTGCCCAGGACGCGCGAGGTGCTGATGTGCCGGAAACTGGTGCCTGGCCGCTTGGCCCGCAGCTTGGAGCCGGCCAGGCCCAGGCAGGGCATGATGTCGCGCGAACCGTTAAACACCGCGCGCAGCCGGCACATGGCCGGCAGTCCGAGCAGCTTGTCGGTGGTGCCTTCGGTGATGGCGACCCACGCGCCGCTGCCCGAGGGCTGGTACTCCAGGGTGAGCGAGGTGGCGTCGGGCTGGATGCGCTCATGCAGGATGTCGAAGACGGCGATGCCGTTGGCCAGGGAGACCGGCGTCAGGTCGACCACGGTGCGCGGGTTTCTAAACTGCGCATAGTACAGGGTCATCTGGAGATCCTTGGTGAAATCCCCCTGATAATACTCGCCGTCCGTCGAATAAAAGAGCGTGCCCTGGGAATATTCGGTGCCCTCGACTAGAGCCACGGAATGCGCCCCGCCGGTGACCAGCACGATGGCGTAGCGGCGGCCCGAGGCCAGGAACACCGGCTGGACGAACTCGAAAATGGTTTCGGTCGGGCTGGTCTTGATGTCGGCCACGGCCACGGTGGCCTTGCCGATGACGCGGTCGTGGTTGGGCAGGCCGTTGACGGTGTCCATGAGGTACATGGTCACCGCACCGTCCGGACCCTTGGCCGTAAACGTCAGGCCGATTTTGGTCAGCCAGCCGTTTTGCGAGTTGAGGACCGTCTGGGCCGTGATCGAACCGTTGATGGTCTCGGTGATGCTGTCGATGACGGTGTAGTTTTCCTGCCAGGCATGAATCCAGACATCCCGGGATTCCTGGATGACGTGGCCCGGGCTGCCGCCCAGGGACCAGGACTCGCGGTAGCGGGTGTCGCCCAGGTTCACGCCGGCCGGGACCGTTCCCTCGAACACGTCTTCGATGACCGTGCCCTCGGCCACGTTGCCGAAGTTGGCTCCGTTGGTGCACCACCGCCAGGTGGGGCTGTATTCCGTGCGCACCCGGGTCCGGGTGCACTGCCTGGTCGTGACGCTCTGGTACTGGTACTGCGACAGGGCCAGAGCGCCGGCATAGCCCGACAGTGACAGTCGGGCGACCTCGTCATAGGCGGGCAGCACCATCCCCACGGCGTTTTTCACGTCGGTGTCATAGGGGTTGAAGAGATCGAGCTGCTGCTCGGTCTCGCCGGCCCAGGGGAAGCGGGCACCCATGTAGACGTAGGCAAAAAACTCGGGATTGGTCAGATCGGAGGCTTCCGTGGTCAGCAGATTGTCGGCGTCGTACTCCGTATAGGTGTCAGGTAATTCGAGTTTGTCGCGCAGAAGCGCCACGTCGGCGGCCAATTTCATGGTCAGACTTGAGGTTTGCAGCCCTTTGACCAGGGCGGCCAGCGAGGCCAGGTCGGACATGATGGAGGCAAGCTTGGGCGAGGCCGCCGCGATCCAGGCCGCCAGGGTGAGCTGGGTCTGGTAGACGTCGAACAGGCGCATGAGCTTTTTGTTGTCCGCAATCTGGATGTCAACAATGCCCGAGGTGCCAAGCAGCACATGGGCAATAATTGTGTAGCCGGTGGGCGATTCCGGTTTTTGAGGCGAGGGCGATTCAAGCCCCGGAGTCGCCAGCATGGCCACATTGCGTAACGCCTCCATGGCCACGGCCCGGGGTTCGGTCTGGCCGGATTGCAGGTCGATCTGAAAATCGCGCGGTTGGAGATCGGTCTCGACTTCCTGGCCGATGACCGACAGGCACAGCCATTTCAAGTCGGAGACCGGCAAGTAGGAGAACAGCGACACGGTTTCGGCTTCATCTTTACGATAGATTTTACCGGACGGACCGTCCCAGAGCCGTCCGGCCGCGACATCGACCTCGGTGGCCGACTTCTTGGTGACCAGCAGCCCGACGAACATCCGCTCGGTGGTGATGGCGTCCATGACGAGGTGTTGATGCGATTCGTCGGCGAAGAGCTGGACGTTGTTGAAGTCCGCCGCCGTGACCTCTTGTCTATCCCGGTAAATGACTTGGCGCTCCATATCAGTAGACCTCTAATTGGTATGCACCTGCGACCACGGTCCCGCAGAGCACTCCGGCGCTCGCCCGAACCGGGCGGCGGTTGGTGATTGACACGGCAATCTTGTCGGACAGCCGCACGGCCATGCGGCCAACGCGGCGCATGGTGTCGATCCAGGCCCCAGCCTGGAGGTTGCACGTAAAGGTCCCCGGAAAGCCGCCACAGAACAGGGCGCGACGCGGCGCGGTTCGGATCATGTCCACGGCGACCTCCGCATGGTGCGGTCGGAGTGCCCCCAGGCGAAAGCAACCGAGGAATAAAGATGATGCCCGTCGGTCGAACCGAGCACGCGATGCATCATACAGGCGGGTCCGGCGGTAGAGCCGATCGCCAGCCGTGGACTTGGCCGGGAAGCGGCCAGTGAGGAAGCAGACGGCGCGCTCGGGCCAGCCATCGGGCCACCGGTGCCCGAGGAAGATGGCGCGTCCGGCCTGACCCGGGCTCGCTATGACCTCGGAACCGACGCGGACGGGTGTGAGGGAAGGTCGCACGGACAAGGGAATGCGCCGGGAAACCTCGTCCGTGTAGCCGACCTCCAGGTCGAGAACGAAATAGCGGGAGGCGGCCCCGGTGTCGCAGGCGTAGACACTCCCCAGACTCCGGCCAGCGAACAAGGCCAGACCGGCCTGGCCCGGCAGGCGCACCGGTACCCGCTGTACGGCCAACCGGGTGACGGTGTCGCGCGAGGTGACCAGGGCGTCGAGTTTGGTCTGGCTGCCGTCCACCGGATCGTAGAGCACGACCTGGTCGCCGATGCGCAGGATGGCGTCGGAGGTGTTGGGGAAGGACGTCCCGAGGCAGTCCCCGACGACCATCCCCTGGCGGGTGCCGCCGTGGCGGAAGGGATAGACGCGCAGCTCGGGCATGTCGGCCGACCAGGCCGCCCGCTCGGCGTCGGTCAGGGACGCGCCGCAGTAGGATTTGGTCGGCGGTGAGGCGGCGAGCAAGTCGCGCCCCAGGAAGGTCCGCAAGTACAGGGCCAGGCCGTGCTTGGTCCCCTTGTAGCGGTGAAATTCGTAGAACCGCTTGATCAGGTCGATCTTTTGGGCCCGACTGGTCAGGTACTCCCAGCCGTCCACATGGTAGGCCCAGGCCAGATGTTCCAGCACGGCATCCAGGCGCGACTCCACCGGGGTCATGACGAGCGTATCCAGGTCCAGGACGTCGAGGCGGTCCAGGAGGCCGCCCACGGCCTGACTGGTGGCGTCGTTGATGCCTGGCGGAATGAGGCGCGCGTCAGCCATCGACCACCCCCGTCAGATCCACGGTCACGCCCGTGCAGTGCGCCCACTCGGCCGGCCCCAGGACCAGCAGGCCCGGGGAATAGACCGCCACGTCATGCACGCCGGGCACGGCGGCGGCGGAAATGACCTGGGCCGGCACGATGTCCCGACCGAGCCGGACCGACCGGCCGGCGACGTAGGCAGCCAAGGCGCTCTTGGCGGCAGCGACGACGGCGGCGGCATCATAGCCGGCCTCGACGGCGATGCCCACGTGGATGGCGTAGTCCCGGGCCACCGGCGGCAGCGTCTTGACCAGGTCGGTGAGCGGCCGCCGGGTATCGTCCAGGAGCATGGCGGCAACTACGGCCAAGACCTCGCTGGTCGGCAGGCCGTCGGCCATGAGCGGATGCACGGCCACCACGCCGGGTTCCGGCGAGACCACCGCCACATCCACGATGCCCTGGTGCGCGGACAGCGCCCAAAATCGGTAGGCTCCGGCCGGGCCGCAGGTCGAGAAGGCCTCGGTGGCGATCTGGGCGCGGGCGCGCAGCCGGTCGTCATCCTCGGCCGCCAGGCCGCCGTAGCTGGTGGTGGTGTTGGCAACCCCGTCCACGTCCAGGCTGTCCACCAGGTTGGCGATCTCGCCGGGCAGATAGCCGTTGGCCCCGATGCCGGCCGTGGTGGCCAGAGCCGTGATCTCGACGGACAGCGCCCCGGCGGCCAGGACGGCCTGGGACGTCGTGGCAAAGGCGTACTTGCCGTCCTTGGACTGGACCCTGGTGCCGGCCGGGATGGCCACAGCCGTCGGGCGGGCGGTTTTGAGGGCAAACTGGAGCGTGGCCCGGGCCGCCGCCGCCGGCAGGCGTAACACATTGTAAAAGGCGGCCAGGTGCTCCAGGTGCGCCCCTGCGGCATAGGCCAGCAGGTTCTGTTTGGCGGCCGCCTGGATGCCAATGCGCAGGAGCATCTCCCGGTAGGCCACCATGTCGATCTCGACGCGCTCGGGCTGGGCCGGATAGAGCGTGCGACCGAGCATGGTCTCGGCCTGGGAGACCATTTCTGCGGTGACGGCCGAGGCGTCCCGCTCGATAAACGAGGGCTCGGCGAGCTTATTGAGGTCGAGTGAGCACATAGGCGACCTCGGTGGTCCGGCCGGCCGCGCCGAGGGCGGCGGTCCAGTGGATGGTCAAAGAGACATGCTCGGCATCATAGGCGGCGGCGATCCTGGTGACCCTGGCCCGGGGCTCCCACTTGGCCAGGGCGTCGGTGCATTCGCGCACGATATGGGGCAAGGCCTCGCTGGTCGGGTGGTCCAGGTAGCGCCAGGCGTCGCAGCCGAACTCGGGCCGGTGCTCCACCGCTCCCTTGGGCGTGCCCAACAGGATGCGGATGCACTGCTCGATGTCGTCGAGCCCTTCGACGATTTCGCCCAGGCCGCCGACCTTGCGCGACCAATCGACGGAGCGTATCTGGGTGACGTCGGTGGTCATTTGTCCTCCACGGGCGGGATGGTCGCCTCTTCGTAAGGCCTGTTCAAAACGGCCGGCGTCCAATGTTCAATCCGTTCCTTCGCCCGCAACCGTAGGGTTTTTCGGCAATCAATGTCCGCTGCGTCGTGCAGTATGATGACGGTTGCGCCGTGGATCTCGACGTACCCCTCCTTGCCAACAGTGATGCGGGCCTGCCCGTCGGGCATGGTTACGGTGAGCCGATGCGCCTGCCGGTCGTATTCAAAAATGGCCCCGTCCTTGAACGCCAGGTGCCGCTTGTCCTGGTCGTCGACCGGCGCGGGATCGGCGGCGGAATAGATGGCCCCGAGCACCACCCCTTCCTCGTTGTGGGCATCGATGAGGCAGGCCACATGCTCGCCGACATCCGGCATGTGATAGTCCCGGTCGCCAAGCGTCTTGCGCTGGGACACGGCCAGCCACCAGGATTCGACGGATTCGTTGTCCTTGTACTGCACGCGCACCCGGCAGGTGGCCGGGTCGGTCTGGGTCACGACGCCGAATTTAAGCATCGTCGTCCCCCTCGCCGTCCTCATAGCCGCGCTTGATGCAGATCTCCGTGGCATAGCCCTTGCCGGGCACATCAATGCTGTGACGCGAGTTGTCGATCAGGTAGGTGCCGTCGAAATGGCCGAACCCGGCCAGGGCGACGGTGTTGCCGGCCACCAGGCGCGTGTTGCCCTCCAGGGTGATTGTGCCCTCGTATTTGGCGTCATTGGCCCGCTCCAGTTCGGCTTCGGATTGGAGCTTGGCCTGCTGGGCATTTTCACAACGCCGCACCACCTTGCAGGTGTCGCCGGTAGCCACGTTCTCGGCCCGGGCCGTGTGCGTCTGGCAGGTCTTGGTCTTGGGATCATCGTAGGAGCATTCGCAGTCCTTGTAGATCTGAAGCGACTTGTCCGTGAGCGTGTAGTGCTCCACATCCCCCACACGGTTGATGGTCAGGACCGGCGCAGCATGGCGGAGCTTGGAATATTGCGAGAAGACCAGCTGCTGGCCCTTGACCGTGAAAACATAGCCATAGTTGCCGGCCAGGCGCTTGAGAAAACCCAGGTCCGGTTCCTGGTGCTGGGTGATGCGGGAAAGGCGCACATCCGCGATCTCGCCCACCACGGAAAAGCCATGCCGCCTGGCCACTGTGGCGGCGATTTCGCGAAGCGTCGTGCCCTCGTAGGCGGCCGAGCGTTTGGTGCGCTGGGGCTCCTTGATGCCGCTGGCCAGGGCGCGCAGGTGCATGATGTCCGGCGGGCCGGAGATCTCGATCTCCTCGATCTCAAACGTGCCGCAGGGCAGGAGCTGCTCGCCGGCATAGCCCATGGCCACCACGATGGCGTCACCCTGGGTCGGGTACCAGGTGGTGCGCCACACGCCGGACGAATCCTCCAGGGCCAGCTCCACCTCATCGGATGCGCCGTGGGCGTGGTCGGTATAGGTGACGGTTTTGACGTAGGACATGATGGCCTCGGTCACGTCCTTGCCGGCAATGGCCACGGTCCAGAGGGGAGCACGGACGGCTAGCGCTTCCATGGGGGCAGATCCTCGATCAGGGTGTTGGGGGCCTCGATGATGGGGATGAGCAGCCGGATGCCGCCAGAAAGCACCGGGGCGACGGACACGCCCGGATTGGCGGCCGTGATGCGCTCATAGACCAGCGGATCGCGGTAATAGCGCCAGGCCAGAAGATCCCAGCGGTCGCCGTCGGCTGTGACGTGCACGAGATTGGGCCGGCTCATCGCCAGACGCTCCCGGCCAGGGCCTGGCCGCTGGAGACAACGGCCTCGCCTGTGCCCGAAGATGCCACGCCCACCCACTCCTTGAGGCGCAGGTCGGCCGTCTGGGCCACGGTCGCCCCCAGGGCGTCCGTCACAAGGGCCAGCTCGCGGATCTCGGCGACCACGTAGCGGCCGAGGTACTCGCCGGTGCCCAGCGACAGCGGCAGCGCCTGGTGTTTGTCGGCCACCCCTCGGATGGCGGTCATGACCGCGTCCGGATCGCAAAAGACGCTGTGCAAGCGGATCGTCCAGGTGCGCTCCTTGAGCGCGTCCCCGACCCATTGCAGCTTGGGCTTGCCCTCGATGACCGGGTGCTCGGCGTAGTTGTACCGGGTGGTCAGGTCGGCCATCTCCGGGGCGCGGAGCAGCTCGAAGCGGATGTCGCCGAGGCTGGCCCACATCAGTATTCCCTCCGGGCGTTGCGGGCCATGACATCCTGGATCAGGCGCACCAGCTCATGTTCGTTGGCCTTGAGGGCGGCCATGATGTCGGATTTGGCGCTGGGGCCGGCCTGGCCCTGAATGGTGATTTGCGGCGCGAAATGGACCGTGACGGGGCTGGCCCCGACCTGACCGCCGGCCAGTGGCGCGACGGGGCGCGGCGCGGGCTGGGGGGCCAGCAGGGGCATGGCGGCAAGACTGGCCGGCGAGGTGGCCGGCATGGCAGGCATGGCCAATCGCGGCAGGGCCATGCCCGGCGCTGACGGCATGGCCAAGGCTGGCGTGTTGAGCGGGGACATGGCCAGCAGGCCGGCGGCGGCGACCGCGCCCATGGCTTTGACCAGGGGGGCGGGATTGACCGCCGAGGCGATGGTCTCGACGATCTTAACACGATGGAGATCCCGGAGCGGTCCATGTTTGGCCGGCGAGAACGGCCAAAAAGAACGGACCTTGGATGCAACGTCCTTGACCGCATCGTACAGGGCGCTGGCTTTGGATTTGATGCCGGCCATGAGCTGGGTGATCATGCCGACACCGGCGTCGTAGAGCTTGGCGGGCAAGTCAAAAAAGGCCTTGGCCAGGTCGCCGACGAACCTGATGGCCTCGGCGATGCCGTGTCCGACCCTGTAGCCGAATGCTTGGGCGGCGGCAGCGGATTGGGTGATGGGCCCGACCAGCCGGCCGAACCAGCCGATGAGCTGGCCGACGGCATTGACCCAGGGAGCCAGGAAAAAGTTGTAGGCGGCGCGCCCAATGGCCAAGAGCGGCGCGAACCAGCCGGCCACCTGGCCGCCCAAGGACTTGAGCGGAGCCAGGCCGGCCGAAAGGCCCTGCCACAACCCCTTGAAAAAGGCGCTGATCGAGGCCCAATGCCGGATGACAAGTGCGGCCCCGGCGGCGATGGTGGCTGCCGCTACGCCAATGGGGCCGAGAAGGACGGCCACGGCGCTGCCAATGGCAGCCAGCCCTCCGGCCACCGCTCCAGCGACAATCCCGAGGCCCCCCAGGGCAACCAGCAGCACGCCGGAGGCCAAGGCGGCCAGGCCCAGCCACTTGACCAGATCCTTGTTGCGGTCCACCCAGGCCATGAGCGGGCCGCCTACCAGTTCGTTGGCCCGGTTGATGAGCGGATAGAGCGAGGTGACCATGGGGCCACCCACGGCCGCCCAAAAGTTGGTGACCGTACCGGTGAAGGCTTCCCAGGTATTTTTGGCCGACTTGGTGACCTCGTCGATGCGCTGCATGAGGTCGGCTTGCCTGGCCATGGTGTCCATGGCTCCATGCAAGCCGCCCACTCCGGCATCGGTGAGCATGGAGGCCACCCGGCCTCCTTCCATGCCGAAGAGCTTGTTCATGACGTTGAGGCGCTGCTTTTCCGAAAGCACCTTCAACTTTTCGAGCTGGCCGACCATCTTTTCCAGGCCAACGAAATATCCCGCCTTATCGAAGAACTGGAGGCTGATTCCGGCGCGCCGCAGTTCGCCGTTGACCTCACGCATGACCTTGGAATTGCGGTGAAGCTTGCTCTCCATCATGCCGATGTTGTTGAGCATGGAGGAGAAGTTGGTGCCGAAGACACTGCCTTCCATGCCCTTTTGGCGGGCGATGCCCTGCATGGCCAGGAACATTTGCGTGTTGGAAATGCCGGTCAGCTTGAGGTTATTGAGCGTCGCGCCAGCATACTGGGCGGCGTATTTGATCTCCTCGGGGTTGAGTCCGAAGGCGAACTTGGCCCGTTGGGTCAGGTCGGCCATCTTGACCAACTCATTTTCCGTGAGTCCGAAGGCCTCGCGAAACTTGGCCACCATCTCGGCCGCTCCGGCCTGGGGCTGTTTGAGGATGACGCCGAGGTAGGACGCGGCCTTGAGACCACCGCCAATCACGGTTTCCAGCGACGTGCCGTTTTCGATGAGCGCCCGGGCGGAGTTGACGAAATCGGCCGTGGTGCCGGGCAGGATGTTTCCCAGTTCGATGGCTTGCCGGTTGATCTCGGCGAACTGCGGCGGAATCTGGCCGAAGTTGTCCATCATGGCCACGCGCAGGTTGGTGGAGGCCTCGTCGAGATCGGCAAAGGCTTTGATGGGCGTTTCCAGGCCGGCCAGGATGCCGTGCCCCATGAGGCTGGCCTTGGTGCCCATCTCGGTCATGGCCTGGCTGACCCGGGTCACCCGCTGCTGGAGCCGGGCGAAACCCTGGGCCGCCTTGTCGGTCGCGCCGGTCAGGACACCGCTCATCCTGTCGATGGCGGTCAAGACGATGCCGACTTGCAGGAGGGTGTTCACGCGGGGGCTCCAGGGGATGGGCGGGGCTTTTCGCCCCGCCCGCTTATTGAACCTTGTTCAACTCGTTGTGGTATTCCACGGCTTCCCGGCACCAGCGGGCCAGCTCGCCCGCGTCCATGTCCATCAGCTCGCCATGGCTCCAGCCGGTCACGGCCGCGAGGTGGAGGACGCGGCGGGCGTCGACGACAAAAAATCGCCGCCGGCCTGCTCGTTGATCTTGGTCATGAGCTGCATGACGTCGCCGAGCGGCATGTCCAGGATGTCCTCCATGACCCGGCGCTGGCCATCGAAGGCGCACAGAACGGCGGCCAGGGCATAGGTCACCTGATGCGGGTCTTCGCCGGCAACGCGCTGGGCGGCGAGCAGGTCACGGCCCTTGCCCTTCTTCATGGCCACCACCGTGCCGGACGGGAGGGTGAAGGTGTTGCCGACCGACGTAGTCGGAATGGCTTCGGCCGGGGCGGCCGCGTCAAGCTGGGGGGCCGGATCGAGTTGGAATTCCGGGGTCTGTCCCGTTTCCAGGGTCTGTTCAATGTTCGGATCGGTCATGATTGCTCCCACTGCACGGTTCTGGTTCACATCCCCCCATCGCGGGGGTCCGGGGGGAATCATTCCCCCCGGCCGCCGGAGGCGCATCGAATCTTACGCGCCGATATTGGCGCGGTAGTTGGCCAGCAGATCGACGCCGCGCACCTTGAGAATATTGGACAGGGTGTCCAGTTCGTAGAGTTCGGTGCCGTTGTGCACGCACTTGACGTAGCTGGCGGCGAACTTGCTGGGAAACTCGGCCGGGGTGATCATCTTGTAGTCACCGAAGGCGTGCTCGTGGAACAGGCCGCGCAGATGCACCACCAGAGGGACTTCGGCGGTAAGGCCGGTATCGTCCCAGGTCTGGAGCGAGCCGCGCACTTGCAGCGCCACGGACGTGAAGGGGTTGGCGATGGTGGCCATGACCTCGGCGTAGAAGCTCGCCCATTTGAAGTCGGCCTCCAGCTTGTCGATGCCGGCCCACAAATCCGTCTTGGCCACCATGCCCAGCGCCTTATGCTCGGCCATGACGTGCTTGATGCCCGGCACCTTGGCCTCCTCGCAGCGGCCGAGCATGGACGCGCCATTGAGGTAGACGTTGCAGTTGGTCAGGCGATTGACCTGGATCAGGCTGCCCATGGTTGCCCCTCCTTACGACGCGCTGACGGTGTTGGCCGTGGCGTTGAGGGCTTTGAGGTAATTGATGTTGACCCGGGACTCGAAGGTGATGCGTTCGGCCGGGGGCGGCGGCATGAAGTCGTAGCTGAAGGTGATGTGCCCGTTGGCCAGCTCGGTGGCCTCGTTGAGCGATTTGTCGTACCAGCACTTGCCGTCCAGGATGGCCCCGCGCGCCATGAGTGTGCGCAAAAACGAGCAAACGCTTTCCGTCACCGCGTCGATCCAGGCGTTGTTGATGGGCCGATCCAGGAATTGCAGCATGCTGTATTCGATGGATTCGGCGATGACATCGGCCACGCGCCGGATGTTGATGAAGTTTTTCGGGCCGGTGACCGTGGGCCAGGCCGCCGAGCGGTTGCCCCAGGTGCGGTAGCCGGTGGCATAGGCGTTGAAGATGGTGGTGATGCCGGATTCGTTGAGCTGGTTGACCTCGGAGTTGGGGTCGTTGATGCCGGCGGTGAGCAGGATCTCCATGCCGACGATGCCCTGGATCTCGCGGTTGGACGGCGACCACCAGTAGCCGTTGTCCATGTCCCGGGCCGCCTGCGCCCCGGCCAGACGCGGCGAATAAGGCTGCAATTCGGTGGCCTCGGTCACGGTGTTGTAGGCCTTGCAATGCGGGAAGCAGAGCACCGCCCGGGGGCTCGACGTGTTGAAGTTGATGGCCCCCAGCGGCCCGCGCCCGGCCAGGGCCTGCTGGAAGGTGGTGGCCACCGGCGCATCCACGAAGGCGATGGCCCGCATGGCCTCGGCCAGCACGGCCAGCTCGGCCGTCACGGCGGTGAGCGGGCTGTAACCCGGGGCGATCAGAAGTTTCGGGTGGAAGCCGAACAAGCTGAAACAATCCTTGAACGCCTGCATGCCGGTGCGTTGTCCGGCCACGTCCACCGCGCCGATGATATCGCCGGCCGTGACCTTCGACGGGTCGGCATGGGAGTAGGCGATCTTGACCGTGGCTGCGGCGGCGATGGCCCCGCCCTCCTTGCGCGTTATCGTGCCGGCCACGGGGTCCAGGACGTAGTCCGTGCCGGAAACATAGGTGGTCGCGCCGTCCTGGCTCTTGACCGTGACGGCGGTCAGGCCGGATTTGCCCAAGGCGATGACGCCGGCGGCGTCAAAGGTGTGGGCGGCCTCGGGCACGGCCGTCTTGTGGACGGCCGGGTCGAAGACGTTGACCACGATGACCGCGCCGGAGCCGCTGCCGTTGGACTGCTGGTCGAAGATGGCATTCAGCGCCTGCGGGATGCTGTACCCCTCGCGCGTGGTCCCGAAATACTGGGCGGCGGACCGGTCATTGAGGATCAGCACGGGGGTGTTGACGGTCTGGTTGGCCTCGGCGCACTCGAAAATGGGCGCGGTGCCGACCAGGCCGATGACGGCGGTTTTCACCAGCCGGATGGCGACAGCCCCGTCGTCGATTTCGACGGTCTCAACGCCGTGCAGGAAGGTGGCGGGCATGGGTTAAACCCCCTTCGTTTCGGCCGTCGGCGCGGCCACGCTCGGGGCGGCCGGGGCCGCCTGTGTGGTTGGGGCGGCGGCCGGGGCCGGCGGCTGGGCCGGCGCGGACTGGGGCTGCGGCCGGACCGTCAGATAGCCGCGCGCCGCCAGGGTGCGCACGTAGGCGTTGTCCTCGGGCAGGGTCACCAAGGCCCCCGGAACGAGCTGCACGTGGCGGCCATCGGGATGGTCCGCGTCGGCCGGCAGGCTCACGGCCGAGAGCGGGCCGCTGTAGGCATAGGTTTTGTCGGGCATGGTCAACCTCCAACGTTGATGGGCTGGTCTCCGTCGAGGCCGCCCGTTGCGGTCATTTTGGCGGCGGCCAAGGACAGGGCTACGTCATCCGGGAACGGGGCCTGGGACACCCAAGGGACATCGGCCGCGTACACAGCCAGGTAGGTCCACACGCCCGAGGAAACGTCCTCGAACTGCTCGCGCGCGGGAAAAAACCGCGCACCGCGCAGGGGCTGGCCGGCCAGGACGGCGCGGATGGTCTCCAGCACGGCATAGGCCCCGGCGTGGTCCCGCAGGGAGCGCACCTTGACCACGAGCTGGAACTCCAGGCGGCGTTTTTGCTGCGTGCCGGCGAGCACCGACGGATCGGGCAGCCGGCTGCCGGAATAGCCGACCAGCACTGCCCCATGGGGGTGGCTCAACCGGTAGGCGTCGGGTTTGTCCGGGAAGGACTCCACCGAGAGATCCGGCAGGGCCGTGGCGAGGCAGGCCACCATGTCCCGTTCAATTTCCGCGATCATTTTAGAACCGCTCCAGGACATCGTCGCCGAAGACGCGGCGGCGGTCGTTGACCCGCGCGCCGCCGGCATGGGGCGCGGCCTCGGGCTGGCCGGCGGCCACGCCCAGGGTGACGCGGCCGGCTTGGATCTTATCCAGCAGCTTGAGCGCCCGGTCGTGGGCCTTTTCCAGGTTCTTGGGCGGTTCGCCCTTGCCCTCGGGCCGACGACCCCAGAGGCCGTAGGCAACCAGATCGGCCGCGATTTCGCGCACCAGGCCCGGGACGGGATCGAGCGGCAGCACGTAGCGGTCGCGCAGATACCCGTCCACGATCTCCCCGGCCGCCGCGATTTCCGCGTCCAGCACGGCCGCGTCCACGGCCGTGGGCGGCACGGCGTCGTCGGTGAGGTCGATCAGGAGGGTCGGCGTCAGACGCCGTTCCAGATCAGCCTGGTCGCAGTAGGCCATGGCTTACTTCCCTTCCTTCTTGGCGGGCTTGGGCTCGCCTTCGGCCGGCTTGGCGTCGGTGTCGGGCCCGGGTTCGCCCTTGTCTTCATCCGGGGCCGCCGGCCTGGCGGCTCCGCTGGCCTCGGGCTGGACGATGGGAGGCAGCTCCCTGGGCGCGGCGTTGCCGGGAATCTCCTGCCCCGGAAAGGTCACCGGCGGCGCGGGCGGCGTATCGAGGATCTCCCCAACGTCCACGGCCGCGCCCGAGACGATGAGGCGCATGGCCTCGGCTTCGGGCACCTCGTGGCAGACCAGGCCGGCCGGCAGCAGCTCGCCGTCGTGCAGCACATTGGACAACAGTTTGATATCCATGGCGTCTCCTTAGGCCACCGCGTTCTGGATGAAGAACGCGGCATCGGGGCAGGTGATCAGCTCGCAGACCGACTCGCCGGCCCGGACCATCTCGCCGCCGCGCAGGCCGATGTTCTTGTCCGGCCAGGCACTGGCGATGGGAGCCCCCCAGGGCACGGTCATGCCGAAGGTGACGTCGCGCTGGGGCGCGGCCTGTTTGTTGCGGAAGATGAGCGAAAGATCCTTGCCCCAGCAGCGGGACAGCGTGGCCGCCTGCCCCTTGCGAGCGTTGTTGACGAAGGCCTCGCCGACCACGACCTCCTCCAGTTCGAACAGATCGGCGATGTCCTTGCGGCGGGCGATGCCGGACTCGCCGGGATTGCGCAGGCAGGCGGAGACGATCTGGGGATGCCTGGCCAGCTTGGAGAAGGCCGGCCGGCCGATGACCATGGTGTTGGGCCGCACGATGCAGGCGTCCAGGGCGTCGGAAATCACGCCGATGGGATCGGAGCTGTTGTCCGAGAACTGGCTCGTGCCGGACAGGGCCAGTTTGTTGGCCGTCGGGTAGGTGGCCGGATTGAACACCAGCCCGGCCACGCGCACTTCGCGGTCCAGGGCGATGAGGTTCATGATGTATTCGACAGCCATGGCGCGGGGGTCGATGCCGGCCGGGGCGTTATCGATGTCGGCCTGGGGGATGCCGTCTTCCAGACCGTAGTCGGTGGTCGACCCGTCGCGCTCCTCGGCCGTGAACTCGACCTGATTGGGCTTGCCGCGCCGGCCAACCTTGGTGTCCGGGATGGTGAAGCCCTGGGCGATGCCGTGGAAGAAGTACTTGAACTCCTGCTTGCCCACGGGCGTCACCCGGGGCAGCACCAGGTCGGCGATCATGCCCCGGTTGCGGTAGGCGATGGCGATCCCGGTCAACTCCGGGATGATGGGAAACGGCGCTTTCGCGGCCATGGAATCCTCCTGTTAGCCCTGGATTTGCCCCAGGGTGATGAACACGTCGTCGATGTCGCCGGCCACGCCGCCGAGCAGCGACTTGCCGATGACCTGGGCATTGACGCCGGCCGCCGGGGCGGCCTCGACCGCCGCTCCGGACGCGCCGGCCGTGAGCCAATCGCCGGGGGAGAGCGCGCCGCCCAGCACCACCTCGGCAATGCCGGAATGGATGACGTCCACGCGGTCGCCGTCGGCCACGTCCAGCCGTTCGGACACGCCGAGGATGGCGTCGGTGGCCGCCGTGGCCACGGCCACGGTGCCGACGATGGTTCCGGCCTTGACGATGGCCCGGGCCGGGATTTCCCCTTGGGCAATGTAGGTCTTGGTCAGTCCGGGATTCATTTCTTCGCGCCCTCCTGGTGATCGCGCAGCACGGCCGCCTGCGCCTCGGCGAAGCTCATGGAGCGGCCGGCCTTGGCCGCCTCGTCGACCTTGTCCTGGATCTTCACGGCCAGGGTCGCGGCGTCGAGCTTGCCGGGCTGGCCGACGGCGCGTCCGTGGGTGGCGAACTCGTCGAACTCGACCTGGACCGGCAGCGACTCCAGGAAGGCCTTGAACGCTTCGGTGACAGGCTTTTTCACGGTCTTGTCGCCCTCGGCGAAGTCCATGTCGCCGGCAGCGTCGAGCTTTTCCATGAAGGTGGCCGCCAGGCCCTGTTGATGGGTGGTAAGACGTCCTTTCCCGGCCAGCCCTTCGCAGAAGGCGGCGATCTCGGCCCGGCGGCCGGTGGCCACAGTGGTGTCCATGCGGTTGGCGAGCTGCTTGTTGGCCGCCATCAAGTCGGCGATCTGCTTGTCCTTGGCGGCCAGCGCCTCGGAAAACTGGTCCATTTTCGCGGTCAGGGCCGCGAGCTGGCCGGCGGCATCGTTCGTATCCTTGCCCGGCATGGGCTCCTCCTTGAAGGCCGGACCGTCGCCGGCCGGGTTGTCGGTGCGGCCCGGGGAAAACAGGCCAAAGAAGGCTTCGGCGAACCGGGCCATGGCGCTGGCGTTTTGCCGGCCGGATTGCTGATCATCCTCGCCAAACTCGAAGGTCGAGGCCTCGCCCTCGGCGAAAGCGACGTCCTTGAGGCCCTTGAGGGCCGGGGGCACCGCCCCGAGGAAACCGACATGGCGCAGGCTGCCGTCCGGGTAGAGGGAAATTGAACGCTTCTTGAACCGGCCGGCCTTGACCAGGTCGGCGAACTCCGGCGCGACGTCCTTGAAGTCCACCAGGAGCGAACCGCCCTCGCGGTACGCCCGCTCCACCCAGCCGTAGGCCGGGGCGTTGTCCTTGGGATGGCCGATGACCATGGGGGCTTCGTGCCGGGCCGGGTCATAGGCCGCGATCTTGTCGAGATCCGCCTCGGTGAACGAACGCCGCCGGCCGGCGCTGTCCGTGTGGTCGCCCGCACGGAACACCTCGACGCGCTTGAAGGGGTCCATCAGTCGGCCTCCTTGCTGTAGGGGGCGAGCTTCCAAGGCCGGGGCAGCAGCGCCCGCAGCTCGCCCGGGGAAATGACGTTGCCCTGGGGTGGCAGCACGCCGTGCTTGCCCAGGATGTAGGCCACCGTCTGGGAACAGACCGGCCGGGCCATGGTGTTGCGCACCGCGCGCCAGGCCAGGGCGAGTAGCGTCCGGTAGCCGTAGCGGACGTGCGAGCCGCACAGCTTGAGGGCCGTGGCCTTGATGGCGTCGGCCACTTCGGCCGGGACGCCGATGGGATGGATCAGGATGTCGCCGTCGTAGTCGTCAAAGCGCTGGCTGGCCCGGTTGGGCTCGATGCCCAGCTCCATGGCCTCCACCAGCATGATGGAGCCAAAGAGATTCAGGCCGAGGCTCGAATGGGAGCCGCCCGGGCGGAAATGCTGGATGGCCCGGGACAGCGGCGAGTCGCCGACCCAAGTGACGGCAAAGACGTTAAGCTGCGGCCGCAGGGCCTCGTAGGTGATGACGCCGCGCTCGGCGGGAAATGAAACCATGATTACCTCCGCACCATGGGTTGCCGCTTGATGCCGCTCGGCGCGGTCGCGCTATCGTCGGACCACCAGATCTCGGGCGGGGCCACGCGGATGGCATAGCCGCACGCGGCCAGGAGCAGGACCAGCAGGACCAGGCATCGCTTCATCGCGCGTCCTTGACCGGACAGGCCCAAACCATGACCGGGATGCAGTCCGAGCCCATGGCGCTCGATTCCACGTCGGCCAGGTGCTCCAGGAGCCGGTTGCGTTCGGCCGTGGTGCTGGTGAGCGCGGCTGCGCACTCCGAGGAAGCCCGCACCAGGTCACGCACCATGGAGACGTCCTCGGCCGTCTTCTCAAGGGCGAGGTGCTGGACCTTGGCCTGGAGCATCATGCCCAGGCCGATGCCGGCCAGGAGCAGGAGCGTCGGCCAAAGCCAGCAGGGCAGCGGCCGCTTATCCATTGCCGCCCCCGGTCTTGGCGCTGTCCACGACGGCCTGTGCGGCCACATAGATGGCGGACACGGCCGCGACCGCGACCTGGGTCGCAGGGGGTAGGTTGAGGCCGAGGGTGTTTTGCGCCAGCAGCCCGGACACGGTGCCGACCGTCACCCACAGCTTGCGACTGGCCAGGCGATGCAACGGCTTGCGCCAGCCCGACACGGGCAGCGGCGAGGCCAAGACCTCGTCGGCCACTTCCCCGATCCGGGTGGGCAGGCTGGCGGCGGCGGCGGTCGGCTGGACGGCGTCAGCCGTCGGCGCTACCGCCGCAGCCGGCTGCTTGGCCAGGGCCGCGACGACGCCCTCGGCCACCGCCGCCATGAACTCCGGCGTCATGCGGAACCCCGTCACGCCGCCAGCCTGGACCTGTTCGCCGCTACCCATGGCTGGCCTCCGTCGCCGGCCAGACGCCGCCGGGGATGCGGGCGCGCACCTTGTCCGGGTAGGTGTTGGCGGGGTCGAAGGCATTGCCCGGGCCGCCGTTGTAGGCCCGGACCACGGCCGTCCAGCCGCCCTTGGCGAAAAGCTTGTCCCGCAGCCGGGCCAGGTAGAGGCAGCCGATGGTCAAACCGACCTCGGGGTCGCAGAGCTGGGGCAGCCAACCCCGGAAGCCGTTGCAGCGGGCGGTCTCGCCCATGACCTGGAGCAGGCCGAAACTCGTGGCCCGGCCCTGGCGCTCGCTCTCCTGGGAGCAGCCGCCGGGCACGTAGCTCACGGGTTTGCCTTCCAGGTAGCGCCGGAAAAATCCCGGCTCGAAGCGAAAGGCCCAGGGGTTGCCGCCGCTTTCCTGCATCACCATCGCCCGCACGATCTCCGGCGGCAGGCCATGGGCCTGCGCCGTCGCCTCGATCAAGGCATCAATCACGCTATCCAGTTCCACCATGTCCGCACCTCCATTGCAGCGCCGATGCTTGCCGGCGCAAGGATGAGCGAACCATACGGGTGGGCGGAAAAATACTCTTGTGCGCGGTGCAGTAGCAAAAAAAGCAACCCGCCTATAAAGCGGGCCGAGAAGAGAGAGGGATCAGACCAAGGGGGATGGAGTGACTGAATCCGCGATATTTCTCAAACTCATCGAGAACATCGGATTCCCTGGGCTCATTTTTGCGGTGTGGTACCTGTATCACCGCTCCCAGGTCAAGGCCTGGGAATCGCAACTCACTGCCCAGTCCAAGGCCTGGGACGAGCAGATGAAGGCCATGAACGAACGCGAGGTCCGCGTGTTCTCGTTGCTGACCGGCCAGCTCGAAGCGTTGCAGTGCGTGGTGGCCCAGAACGCCCGGATGGAATCCAAGATCGACAGCAACCAGTGGTGCCCGCTGGTCAAGGAGAACATGCACCATGCGCGATGAAATTCTGCGCGCCAAGGGCCGGCTCTCGGAGGCCCGGCGCAAACGCGGCGACCTGTCCCTGGAGGGCAAGGGGCTGGTCATCCTGCTGCGCGAGGCGCTGGACCCCTTTGAACCCGACTTGGCCAAGCTGCGCCTTCCCGAGGCCGGGGCCAACATGCGCCGGCTGGTGGCAATCCACGCCGAACTGCGGGATCTGGACGCCCTGATCGCCGAACTGGCCGACGCCCTGGGGGACGGCAATGGCTAAGGAGCAGCTTCACGGAATGGAAGCCGAACGCCTCTACGTCATCGAGCAATGCACCATGGAGGCCATCGCCGGCCGGCTCGGAGTCTCGGCGCGGACGGTCCAGAATTGGAAGACCAAGGGAGATTGGGATGCTAAGCGGCGGGCCTATCTAGCCAGTCGCAAGTCGTTCCACGAAGAGCTGTACGGATTCGGCAAGGATCTCCTGGCCAAGATCCGCGAGGACATGGCCGAAGGGAAAGACATCCCGACCGGCCAGCTCTACGCGCTCCTGCGGTTGTTGCCGAACCTCATCAAGGTCAAGGACTACGAGGCCGTGACCGGCGCGGACGTCGAGGAAAAGCCGGCCACACCGGAAGAGACCGCCAGCAACATCAAGGACATCCTGTCCACGGTTTACGGGATCGATTTCGATGGCAACGACCGGCCAAAAGTTTGAGCGTGCCTTCGGGCAGGACCGTGACACCCGGGAGCGCCTCAAGGCCGCCCTGGGCATCATGCTCCCGTACCAACGCCGTTTTATCGAGGACAGGTCGGCCGGCATTGTGTGGCCGGCCTCGCGCCAGATCGGCAAATCCTTTGCCCTGACGTTCAAGTCCATCCTGGAGACAGCGCTGTCGCCGCGCCCCATCGAATCCGTTTACGGCTCGGCCTCGGCCCGGCAGGTGTTTCGTTCCGGCCGGGAGATGCGCCGGCACATCAAGGCGTTATCCTTGCTGACCGAAGGCAAGCTGACCCCGGACAAGAACAATACCTGGCTCGTTGCGTTTCCCGGCGACCGGTTTCTCAATCTGGTCCCATCCAACCCGGACACGATCCCCGGGTTCTCGGGAAATGTGAACCTCGACGAGTTTGCCCTCCACAAGGACGATTGGGGCATCTGGCGGGCGGCCGTGCCGGCCATCACGCGAGGCTACGGCGTCCGCGTCGCCTCGACGCACCGGGGAACCAAGACCAAGTTTTACGCCCTGACCCGCAACAAAGCCTACTCGCAACACCGGACCAGCATCCATGACGCCCTCCGGGAAGGCCTCATCCTCAAGGACGAGGAAGGCAAGATCCGCACGGTGGAGAGCCTGCGCGACCTTGTCGCCGATCCCGTTGTGTGGCTTGAAGAGTACGAGCTGGAGCCCCAGGACGATGCCACGGCCTGGCTGACCTGGGAACTCCTCCGAGCGGCCGAGGACGAATATATCGACGCCGCGCCGGATTGGGTCACCGAACTCGTGGATCTGGCCGTCCAGGCCCACAAGCATTTCAAACTCACGAAAAGTGACCCGTCCTGGTGGCAAACCAAATCCAAGGAGTTGACGGCGCAGCTCGTGGGCATAGGCGATCCTCTCGACCTGGGATTCGACATCGGCCGCACCCGGGACTTGTCCGTACTCTGGCTCGCCCGTCGGACCGATGTGGCCAGGATCACCGAGGTCGTCATTCCTCTCGCCCGCATGCCGTTTCGTGTGCAGCGCTATGTGCTGTATGCCGTGCTGCCCCACGTCATGCGCTCCGGTGGCCGGGCCTGCATCGATCAGAGCGGCATAGGCCGCCAGCTCGCCGAGGAAGCCCGCGACCTCTTCGGGTCGCGCGTCGAGGGCATCGACTTTGGCAACGCCAACAAGGAGGCCCTGGCCGTGGGACTCAAGGACGTCCTGGAGGACTACGGGTTCCTGATCCCCATCGACACCAATATTTCCACGTCCCTGCACAGCGTCCAGAAATTCAGGACCAGCACGGGACTTTCCCGGTTTGACGCCGAGCGGAGCGACGCCACGGGCCACGCGGACTATTTCTGGGCGGCCGCTCTGACTGTCCATGCCGGCGAGCAACCAAACGACACGCTGACCGAAGACAAAGTCACCTCCAGGGGCCGGCGCGAGGCCGACGACCTGCTCGACAACTTTTAGGCTGTTTCACGCCTCCTGCGGGACGCAGTCGACCCGAAGGGCCATCTCGGCCCCAGGGCAAAAATTGAACGGGGTTTGAACGCCCCTGCACCGATCAGACGAGGACATCGCCATGGCCGCACGCGGCATCTGGACCAGCCCCTATGACTATCGCCCCATCGACCGGGGGCCGGGGACGCTTTTCGAGGAGATCGCCACCCGGGAGCGCTCCCCGGATTTCTTCAGCCTGGCCATGTCCCTGCCCGACCCGGACCCGGTGCTGCGTAAGCTCGGCAAGGACATCAAGGTCTACAAGGAGCTGCTCTCCGATTCCCGGGTCGGCCCGTGCGTGGAGTCCCGCAAGGCGGCCGTGGTGTCCCTGGAATGGGCCGTCTCCCGGGGCGACGCTCCGGCGGCGCATGCCAAGTTCGTGAGCAAGTGCCTGTCCCGACTCCGGGTCAACGACCTGGTCCGGGAGATGCTCAACGCGCCGCTCTACGGCATGCAGCCGTTGGAGGTGGTCTGGAGGCGCGACGGCAGCGCCACCGTGCCGGACCGGGTGGCTGGCAAGCCGGTCGAGTGGTTTGTGTTCTCGCCGGACAACGAGCTGCGCCTGCGCACCCGGTCGAACCTGATCCAGGGCGAGGAACTGCCCCCGAAAAAGTTTTTGATCCCCCGGTACAATGCCACCTACGACAATCCCTACGGCGAGCGCGTGCTCTCGCGCTGCTTCTGGCCGGTCACATTCAAGAAAGGCGGATTGAAGTTTTGGTTGCGGTTCATTGAAAAATTCGGCGGAGCCTGGGTCATCGCCAAGCACGACCCCCAGGCGGACAAAAAGGCCGTCGACGCCCTGGCCGACCGGCTGGAGCGGGCCATCCAGGACGCCGTGCTGGTTATCCCCGAGGGCAACAGCGCCCAGATCGTCGAGGCGGCAGGCAAGGCGGGCTCCTCCTCGCTCTACCGGGACCTCAAGGCCACCTGCGACGAGGACATCGCCATCTGCATCTTGGGGCAGAACCTGACCACGTCGGTTTCCGGCGGTTCCCGGGCCGCCGCCGAGGTGCATGAGCGGGTGCGGCACGAGATCAAAGACGGCGACAAGCACATTGTCATCGAGACCATGGCCACCCTCATCGACTGGATCTGCGAGGTGAACTTCGGCCCGGGCGAGGCGCGGCCGCTCTTTGAACTCTTCGAGGAAGAGGAGGTGGACCAGAAGCTGGCCACCCGGGACAAGACCCTGGCCGACACCGGGCAGGTGAAGTTCACCAAGCGCTATTTCATGCAGGCCTACGATCTGGCCGAGGAAGACATCGAGGTCGTGGCCGGCCCCGTCAAACCCGGCGGTGACGGCGAGGCCCCGGCGGCCGAGTTCGCCCAGGGCCGGGCCGTCCCGCCGGCCGCCGGCCCTGCCGACCCCTTGGACGCCATGGCCGCTGCCCTGACGCCCGAGACGCTCCAGGGCATCGCCGGCCAGCTTCTCGCCCCGGTGCTCGACCTGGTGGAGACGGCCGGGTCGGTGGAGGCCATCGCCGAACGGCTGCATGGGGTCTACCCGGACATGGACGACACGACGTTTACGGATCTGCTCACCCGGGCCATCTTCATCAGTTCGGTCTGGGGGCGGCTGTCGGCCCGGGCCGAGAGCAAGGAGGTGTAGGCCATGCGAGTGTGGTTGTCGCGGCATCCGCGTGTTCGACTAGCTGTCGTATGCGCCCTCGCACCTTTGGTCTTTTTCGGTGACGCCTTGTGGATTTCCGCCCGTGCGGGTCGTGATGTCTGCGCTACGCTTCGAGATGACATCATGGAGTACCTCAAGGAATATCGCCTCTTTTTCACGCAGCTTTGGCGTGAAGCCTTCCCCGACAAAGGCGCGTAGCCATGCCCGACGTCCCCGACCTTAAATTCGCCCTCGGCCTGCCGCCGGAACGGGCCATCGCCTATTTCCAGGCCAAGGGCTACGCCATCACCTTTGACTGGCACGAGCTGCTCGCCGAGGCGCAGGCCAAAAGCTTCACCGTGGCCAAATGCGTCAAGCTGGACATCCTGGCCGACATTCGAGGCGCCGTTCAAAAAGCCCTAGACCAGGGCCTGACGCAACGCCAGTTCGCCAAGGAGCTGACGCCGATCCTCCAGGCAAAGGGCTGGTGGGGCAAGCAGGAAATCGTCGATCCCCGCACCGGCGAGGTGCGCCGAGCCCAGCTCGGCAGCCCGTGGCGACTCAAAACCATCTACGAGACCAACCTGGCCACGGCCTACGCCGCCGGCCGCTACAGCGAGCAGCTCGAAAACGCCGAGGAGCAACCCTACTGGATGTACGTGGCCGTCATGGACGCCCGCACCCGGCCGGCCCACGCGGCCATGAACGGCAGAACGTACCGCTACGACGACCCCTTCTGGAGCAGTTTTTACCCGCCGAACGGCTGGAACTGTCGCTGCCGCGTGCGGGCCTTGTCCGGCGAGCGCCTGGAGCGCAAGGGCATCAAGGTCGACTCCTCGGCCGGCAAGATCCGCCATGAGGACGTGCGGATCGCGCGCGACGGCCGCACGGCTAGGATGGCGGTGTTCACCGATCCAGATACGAACGTGCGCATGCAGACCGACCCGGGCTGGGCCTCCAACCCGGGCCGATCCTGGATGGCCACCCTGGGGCAGAAGCTGGCCACGTCCCTGGCCATGGCCCCACGCGAGGCCGCCGACCTGGCGCTACGGGAGACGGTGCGGTCGGACGGCTTTGCACGGTTCCTGAAACGTCCCGAAGGGGATTGGCCGGTCATGCGTCTGTCCGAAAAGGCGGCCAAGGCCATCAAGGCCAAGACCGAGGTGGCCGTGCTGTCGGCTGATTCGGCCGTCAAGAACCTCCGCCACCACCCGGAACTGACGTCCGAGGACTATGGGCTGCTGCCGGAGCTGGGAGCCAGGCCGGACCTGGTCATCCAGGTGGACGGGCGCAAGCTGGTGCTGGCCCGCAAGGAGTCACGCTGGTTCATGGCCGCCATCAAGGCCGACGCCGCCAGGGAAACCGTCTACGTCACCTCATTTCGCAAGACGAACGCCCAGGATGTGGAATCACTCAAACGACGGGGAAAAGTCTTGTGGGAAGGCGGGAAATAATAGGGGCGGTCGGCGGGGCCTCCCGGGAACCCCGCATGGCGCGCCGGGCATGTGCCCGTGCTACGGCTGGGAGAATAACACCGTGTCGCGACCGCCTTTGTCTATCGTTTAACCACTCGCCCGGAGGGACGCAAGCGCCATGTCCGACATGATCGAGATCTACATCCCGTCTCCCCGGCTGCTCGCCGCCCTGCGCCGCCTCATCGCCAGCGGCCGCGACACAACGCCGGCCAGCCGATCCTCATCGTCAGCGGCATCCTGGCCGGCTCCATCCATAGCGAGCACGGCCCGGACTTCGCCCGCGTCGGCACCGCCGACGTCAAGGCCGCCACTCACCAGTTCGGAGCCAAGAAAGGGCAGTACGGCAGCACCCGGAGAGGGACGCCCATTCCTTGGGGCGACATCCCGGCGAGGCGGTTTTTTGGGGTCGGGCCGGAGGATGAGGCAGAAATCGAGGAGGTGGCGTTAGAATCGCTGCTACAGGTGTTGGAGGGGCGGTGATGGCTGAGGGACTTGCCGGGGCATCAAAGTGCAGCTATAGAGTTTAGGATAAATTCTAACGGATGCTTAACGGCCTTCTGGGTAGTTCAAAATGAGCACTGCGGCCGGTTATTGGGAGACAAAATTTTGAGCGCATTTTTTGAAATCGCATATGCTGCCGCTTCCAACCGGTTGTGCCTCTTTACTGGAACAGGATTTTCAAAAGCAGTAACTTCAAATCAAGCCCCAAGCTGGCGAAGTTTATTAGAAGAAGTATGTGATGAACTTCCAGTCTCGTCTACCTTAAAAGGCATACTATTCCCGTCTGGGGGAGTCTGCCCGGTAAGCCTTGAAGAAGCCGCTGAGATTATATCAATAAACCTTGAAAATTACAGCGAAGATATTAGAATTATAATTTCACGCATAATATCTGGAATTTCCATGTCGGGTGATAACGATATTATTAAAGAATTTTTCAAAGCAGTTCCGCTTAATATCATTACAACAAATTATGATAAGCTTATCGAAGAATTGTCGGATCCTGATGACTGCCATTCACTTTCTCCAGGACTCCCAATTCCGCGTTCTTCTTTAAAGACCAGTGTCTACCATATTCATGGTTCAATTGACCACCCGCGACATATGGTGGTCACTGCAAGTGATTATTTTCAATTCTCAAACAATGATTCATATTTTTCACGAAAAATGAGTACCTTATTACATGAAAATACAGTTGTTATCTTAGGATACTCTCTCGGAGACAACAATCTAAAAGCAATAATTAATGATAGTAATTTATTTTTGACCAGCCATTCCATAGGAAAAAATATATTTTTTGTATCAAATAATCGAATAGATACTTACCTAAAGGATTATTATGCGCATTGTTTTGGCATTAGAGTTATTGATGAATTGGAAATACATGATTTCTTCGAAAAAGTAACCCAGGAACTTTCACAGGCACAAGACATTGTTGAAATAAGCAGAAAAAAAATTCGGGAGGTATTAGCCGGGGGGTGCTACGACAATGTCTATTTAAAATTAAGATCATCTTTTTTTGAAATAATTGCTTCGCTTTTTGCTGTTGGGAAAAGCGTGGACTCTCCTGACGTTGTTGATGCGTTAAAAGGAATTATTAACCAAAAACAAAGCTTGTCATCCGAAAGAAATGCATGGGATCAGTATGACCACTTGGCATCTTGGCTAGTTTATTTGGGGACATTATTGGAAATAAATGGAACAGCAATTGAGAGTGACTATCTAGATGCTGTCATGTCTTCAATGAGAACAATGTCAAAAAATAGATCTATTGGATCATCATGGGCAGCATATGATACGTGGAACTTTGAATGGAACACAATGATTCCATGCAATAGAGACCTTATAAAGCGTCGAGTGGAAAAAGAAAACGGCGATTTAAATATTGCAGCCTACAAATACAGGGAGATTATGGAAATTATTAATCGTTGTTAATTAAAACCTCCTGAACCCCTTCACCTATCGCGCATCCCCCCTCCGCCACTAGCGTGGCGGACATGCGCAACGCGACCCACTCCCCGATAACACACGCCACGGCCGCCCTGGCCATTTCCCTGGCCCCGGCGGCCGACGCCGCTTTCCTGCCCGACAGCTGCAACGTCCAGCTCTTCCCGGATGGCGACTTCGACGCCCGGGACGGCCGGCCGGGCAGCCTCAAAGGCTGTTCCGCCAAGGCTTGGCGGCTCGACGCCGACATCGCCGCCGCGCTGATTGCCCGGGCCAACACCCGCGAAACGCCACTTTTCATCGACTACGAGCATCATACCCTGACCGCCAAGGACGCCGGCCACAAGGCCGTGGCCGCCGGCTGGATCGAGGCGCTTGCCTACGTTCCAGGCCGGGGCCTCTTTGCCCGCGTGGCTTGGACCGACGCCGCGCGCGCCCACATTCGCTCCGACGAATACCGCTATATCTCGCCGCTTTTCACCTTTGATCCCGAAACCGGGGCTGTGCTGTCCCTCGTCAACGCCGCGCTCACCAACAACCCGGCCTTGGACGGCATGGCCGCCGTGGCTGCCGTGCGGCAGGTCGCCGTTTCCCAAACCGATCAACCCCAACCGGAGGATTGCATGGACGAACTGCTCAAGCGCCTGCGCTTTCTGCTCAACCTGCCGGTGGCCGCCACCGCCGAGGACGTGACGGCGCGGCTGGACGCCTTGAAGACCCAGGTCACGACCGGGGCCGAGACGGCCGCCAGCGTGGACTTGCTCGCCGTTCTGGCCGGCAAGGATGCCGCCATTGCCGACCTGACCGCCAAGCTGGACAAGCCCGACCCGGCCAGGTTCGCGCCGGTCGAAGCGCTGACCGCGCTGACGGCGGAAAACACCGACCTCAAGGCCAAGCTGGCCGAAGCCTCGACCCAAAACGGCGCGGCTGCCTTGTCTGCCGAGATCAAGGCCGCCGTGGCCGATGGCCGGGTGCATAAGTCGCTGGAAGGTTGGCTGGCCGACCTGGTGGCCAAGAACCCGGACGCGGCCCGGGACTACCTGGCCAAGGCCGCGCCCGTGGCCGCGCTGACCGCCATGCAGACCGCAACCGTCACACCGCCGCCGGCCGGTGCCACCACGGCCGCGCTCACGGCCGAGGAAAAGGAAGCGGCCAAGCTGCTTGGCATCCCCGAAGACCTCTACGCCACCGCCAAGGAGACCAAGTAAATGGCGATCATCACCCCGGCGCTGGTCAGCGCCCTGTTCACCGGCTTTCGGGCCGAGTTCCAGCGCGTCTACGGCGAGACGCCGTCGCATTGGGACAAGGTGGCCACCCTTATGCCGTCCACCTCCAAGTCCAACACCTACGGCTGGCTGGGCCAGTTCCCCCAGCTCGTCGAATGGGTGGGGCCTCGCGTGCTGAGGGACATGGCGGCCCACGGCTACAGCATCACCAACAAGCTCTTCGAGTCCACGGTGGGGGTCAAGCGCACCGACATCGAGGACGACGAAGTCGGCATCTACAAGCCGCTTTTCGGCGAGATGGGCCGGGCGGCCAAAAGCTTCCCGGATGAACTGGTCTACGGCCTGCTGCGTCTGGGGCTGTCCACCCTGTGCTTCGACGGCCAGTACTTCTTCGACACCGACCACCCGGTCTATCCCAACGTGGACGGCACCGGCGCGGCTGCCACCATCGCCAACATCGCCGACGGCACCGACATCCCCTGGTATCTGCTCGACACCTCGCGCGTGCTCAAGCCCGTGCTCTTCCAGGAGCGCACCAAGCCCGAGCTGACCAGCATGACCCGCGCCGACGACGAGGCGGTCTTCATGACCGACGAATACCGTTTCGGCATCCGCTACCGCTGCAACTCCGGCTTCGGCTTCTGGCAGACGGCCTATTGCTCGAAAAAGCCGCTCAATGACGACAACTTCAATGCCGCCTACGACGCCATGACCGCGTTCAAGGCGGATGGCGGCCGGCCGCTTGGCATCAAGCCCACCTTGCTGGTGGTGCCCACCAATCTGCGCACCGCCGCCGCCGAGGTGGTGCAGGTGGCCCGGCGCGCCGACGGCTCGGACAACCCCAACGCGGGCATCGTGGACGTGCTGGTCACGCCCTGGCTCAACTAGGAGGCCGCCATGAGCAAGGTTTCCGCCATCGTGCGCACCCGCAGCCTGCGCGGCGGCCATTACCGGGCCGGCCGCAAGCACGAGGCCGAACCCGGCGACATCCCGCCGGGCGCCATCACCGAGGAGCAGCTCGCCATCTTGAGGGCCGACCCCGACCTGGAAGTGGAAACCATCGACCCGCCCCAGGAGCCGCCCAAGGCCCCGACGCCGCCCCGCAAGGGGAAGCAGGCCGCGCCCGCCGGCCCTGAATCCGGCACTGCTCAAGCCGATGCGGCCGGCGCTTCCGTGTCCTGCCAAGGCGAAGCCGCCGAGGCCGATGCCGGCGACGAGGATTTCGGCTTCGACGATGACCCGGCCCCCGAGCCTGGGGCCGAGGGCAAATAAATGTACGCCACCCTGGACGACATGACGGCCGCCTTCGGCCTGGATGAGCTGGTGGCCATCACCGACCGGGAGCACACCGACGCGGTGGATGCCGGGCTTGTCACGGCGGCGCTTAACCGGCGGCCGGTCGTGGAGGGTGAGGCGTGATCGCCGTCATCGAGGAGGCCATAAAGCACCGACTCGCGGCGGCGGACCTGCCCTACAAGCCGACCGTCGCCACCTACGGCGGCGAGTTCGACGAGGGCCTGGACCAAGTGGTGCGGCGCTTCCCGGCCATGTGGGTGTGCTTCGGCCACGACGGCCCGGCCAAGCCGGCCAGCACCAGCCGCGACGTCTGGCACATTCCGGCCACCTTCGTGGTGCTGGTCGGGGCCAGGAACCTGCGCTCCGAGACGGCCACCCGCCAGGGCGACGGCAAGCAAGTCGGCACCTACCGCATGATCGAGGACGTGCGTCGGCTGCTCACGTTTCAAGACCTGGGCCTGGAAATAGACCCCTTCGTGCCGGGCCGCGCCCGCACGTTGGTGAGCGCCAGCCTCAAGGGCCAGGCCGTGTCCGCCTTCGCCCTGGAGTGGCACACCATCTACCCGCTGCGCCTGCGCGAACTGGAAGCGCCCGAGCCGCCCCTGCTGGAGCGTGTGGGCCTCGATTACCACTTGCAGCCCGACGACGGCGTCCCCGACGCCGCCGATTTGGTCACCCTGAAAGGAGATACCCCGTGACCCCCACGACCATAACCGTCAAGGCCGCCCCGGGCCTGCGCGTGCCCATGGAGGGTATGCCGCGCCGCCATATCACCGACGCCGCCGCCGTGGCCGTGCCGGACAGCGCCTACTACCGCCGCCGCATGACGGACGGCGACCTGGGCGAGGAGCCCGCTGCCGCCGCCGCGCCCAAGCCGGCGGCCAAGGCCGAGCCCGCTGCCAAGGAGGAATGATGGCCAGCCCCAACATCAGCTTCGACACCTTGCCGGCTTCCATCCGCAAGCCCGGCAAGTATTTCGAGTTCAATACCAAGCTGGCGGTGCGCACCCTGCCGGCCAACGTGCAGCGCATGCTCATCGTGGGGCAAGGCACGGCAGAGGGCAGCCAGCCCGTGCTGACGCCGGTGGACGTCTTTTCCGATGAGGAGGCGCGCACGCTCTTTGGCACCGGCTCCCTGGCCCACCTCATGGTGCGCGCGGCCATCACCGCCAACCCCTATCTGCGCCTGACCGTCATCACCGTGGCCGACGACGCGGCCGGCATAGCGGCATCCGGCAAGGTGACCCTGACCGGCACGGCCACCGGGGCCGGCGTGGTCAACCTGACCATCGGCGCGCAGTTGGTGCAGGTGGCCGCCGCCTTGACCGACACGGCCCAGACCGTCGCCGCAGCCCTGGCCGAGCGGATCAACGTCAACCGCACCCTGCCCGTGACCGCTGCGGCGGTCGGCGGCGTGCTGACGATCACCGCCCGCAACAAGGGGGCCGCCGGCAACGGCGTCGCCTTGACCTGCTCCCTGGCCGTGCCCGGGCTGGCGGCGGTCGTTGCGCCCATGGCCGGCGGCATGGTGGACCCGGACATTGCCCCGGCGCTGGCCGCCATCTTTGCCGACGGCCACGTGATCGTCGCCGTACCCTATACCGCCCAAGCCCAATTGACCGCGCTGCGCTCCCACCTGGACGCGGTCAGCCACGCTCTGGAGCAGCGCGGAGCCATCGGCGTCTATGCCCACACCGGCACCCTGGCCCAGGCCACCACCCTGGCCGGCCAGATCAATTCCGGCCGCATCACCTGCGCGCTTTTGCCCGGCACCACCTCGCCGGCCTGGGAGGTGGCGGCCGCGTATGCCTCTGTCATCGCCAGCGAGGAGGACCCGGCCCGGCCGCTCAATACCCTGGCCCTGTCCCCGGTGGCCGTGCCGCCGGTGGCCAAGCGCCTGGGGCGCATGGAACAGGAGTCGGCGCTCTACAACGGTTGCACGCCGCTTGAGGTCGGCCCGGGCGAAAAGGTGCAGATCGTGCGGGCGATTACCACCTACACCCGCGACCCCCAGGGCGTGGAAGACATCGCGCTCTTGGACCTCACCACCATCCGCACCCTGGATTACATCCGCACGGCCTGCCGCGAGCGCATATCCCTGCGTTTCCCGCGCGAAAAGCTGACCAACCGCACGGCGGCCAAGGTGCGAAGCGAACTCATCGACGTGCTCTACAAGCTGGAGGAGCTGGAGATCGTGGAGGAGGTCAAGGCCAACCTGCCGGGGCTTATTGTCGAGCGCGACCTGCAAGACCCCAACCGGCTGGACGCCAAGATTCCGGCCGACGTGGTCAACGGCCTGCACGTGTTCGCCGGCCGCATCGACCTGCTGCTCTAACGGAGGACCAGCACCATGGCGTTAAAAGAATACCTGGGCGCGATCATTCTGGAGATCGACGGCCAGGAATACGAGATCGTGGACTTTAACGAACAACACGAGACCGGCCGCAAGGTGGTCAAAACCATGAACCGCACCGGCCGGGCCATGGGCTACCACCAGGGTGTGAAAACCTGGGAGCTGTCCATCACCGCCGCCATCCCCAAGGACGACGCCCTGGATTGGTCCACGGTCGAGGGGGCCAAGCTGACCATTTACCCGGTCACCGAGGGCGGCAAGCGGGAGAGCTACCACGACTGCGCCGTGGTGAGCATCGGCGGCAAGTACACTGTGGACAACGAAGCGCGCATCGACGCCAAACTGTTGGCGCTCAACAAAGTGGAGGAGTAACGCATGATTACCGTAAACGGCCAGCTGCTCGTCGGCTACCTGGACGAAGCCGGCGTGCTGCACAAGGACTTCGAGATGCGGGTGCCCACCATTGAAGACATGGAATGGGCCATTGAAACCGCCCCGGAAGAGGCCTGTTCGGCCCGGCTGTCGCGCTATATCTGGTCGCGCGCCTTGACCCGCCTGGGCACGCTTCCGGCCGAGGCCATCACCCCGGAGCTGCTGGCCGGCCTGCATTACAGCGACTACACGCCGCTTTCCAGCGCCGACGAAGCCTTGCGGGGAAAGCTCGTGCCCGCGAGCGCCGACTCCGGGACTACCGGACTCTCGAAGTAGCGCTGGCGGGCAAGACGTTCACGTTAAGCGAGATCCAATCCATGACCATGCCGCAAGCGGAAAGCTATCTGGCCATCCTGACCGGCCGCGCCCCGGCCGGGGGCGGCCGGCGCATCATCCCGCGCCGCCGCAAGAAGGTGGACTAGATGGGCAAAACCACCGAGATCGCGGTCGTCTTGCGCCTGCGCGATCAGATGGGCGGCCAGGCGGCCAAGTCCCTGGACACGCTCACCCGGGCCGCCCGGGGCGTGGGCCAGGCGGTGCGCCAGGCCGGCATCCCGGCCGCCGCCACGGACAAGCTCATGGGCGGCCTGGGGCAGACCGCCCGCCAGGCGGCCCAGGGCATGCGCGCCGTGGGCCAGGCGGCCGCCACCACGGCCAGGCCGGTGGACACCCTGGGGCAGGCCGCCCGGAAGACGGCCAAGGATGTCGCAGCGGTTGGCCAAGCGGCCGGGGCGGTCAAGTCCGTGGGCACCCTGGCCCATGAAGCCTTGCGCGGCCTGGACCAGGCGGCCCGGGCCGGGGGCCGCCTGCGCGACGCCCTGCGCGGCGTGGGCACGGCCGGCCAAGCAGCCCTGGGCCTGGTCAAGGGCATCGGCCAGGCCGGGGCAGGCCTGGCCGCCGGTGCCGGCGTCGCGGCCGCTGCCTTGCGCCAGCCCATTGCCTTTGAAAAGCGCCTGGCGCTCATGGCCAACACCGCTTACGCCGACCGGGACGCATCCGGCCGCATCGCCGGCAAAAAGGAGCTGGAAGGGGCCATCAATACGGCCGTGCGCCAGGGCGGCGGCAGCCGCGACCAGGCCGCCGAAGCCCTGGACGCCATGCTGGCTTCGGGTGCCGTCAAGGCGGATAGCGCCCAGCGCCTCTTGCCCACCATCCAGAAATTCGCCTCGGCCTCCGGGGCCGGCTCGGGCGAGATCGCCGAGATCGTCATCCGGGGCATCCAACAAAAGTTTTTCAGCGAAGGGCAAGCCGGCGAAGCCCTGGACAAGGCCATGGCCGCCGGCCAGGCCGGCGGCTTTGAGCTGAAGGACATGGCCAAATGGCTGCCCAAGATGATGGCCCTGGGCTCGGGCATGAAGTCCATGGGCGGCTTCGAGCAGCTTCTGGCCTATGCCCAGGCCTCGGCCATCACGGCCGGCAGCAAGGACGAAGCCGGCAACAACCTGGTCAACCTGCTGCAAAAGCTCAACTCCCAGGACACGCAAAAGGATTTCGCCAAGCTCGGTATCGACCTGACCGGCACCCTGGCCCGGGCGCGGGACAAGGGCAAGCTGCCGCTCGAAGCCTTTGCCCAGCTGGTAGACGAGCAGGTGGTGGGCAAGGACAAGCGCTATGCCGGCCTCAAGGCCAAGCTGGGCAAGGCCCAGGGCAGCGAGCGCCAGCAAATCCTGTCCGACATGACCGACCTGGCCGAGGCCTCGGCCGTGGGCAAGGTGGTCCAGGACCGGCAAGCGCTTCTGGCGCTCATCGCCGCCACCAACCAGAAAGACTACATCGCCGACGTTTCGGGCCAGATACGAACCGCCAAGGGCGCGGGCGAAACAGCCTATCAGGTCTACCAGTCCACCACGGCCGCGTCCGTGGAGCGCGCCGGCAACGAGGCCGAGATCGCGCGCCAGGGGATGCTGGGCAACGTGTCCGGCCCGCTGAAGTCGGCGGCCGATGCCGCCGCCGAGCTGGCCCAACGCTTCCCGACCCTGGCCACGGTGGCCGCCGAGGCGGCCACCTCCATCGGCGTCATGAGCGCGGCCGCCGCCGCCTTCGGGGCCATGCGGCTTTTTACCGGCGGTGCCGGCGGGGCTGCCGCCGCTGCCGGAGCGGCCGGGGCCGGCGGGTTGACCGGGATGCTCGGCGGCAAGGGCGGCATCCTGGCCACGGCCGGGCTGGCCGCCTGGGACATCTACGCCACGGAAAGCAACGACGCCCTGACCCGCGCCCAGAAAAACACCCAACACACCGCCAATGCCGGCGGCCTGGCGGCGGCCATCGCCGGTATGAAGGTCGGGGCCATGGCCGGCGCGGCCGGCGGATCCCTTGTCCCGGGTGTCGGCACGGCTCTGGGCGGCGTCCTGGGCGGCCTGGCCGGCGGGGCCATGGGTTGGTGGGGCGGCAGCCAGGCCGGGCGCTTTGCCGGCGAACAGCTGTGGGGGCCGTCCGGCCAGGCCAAGACCGACGCCCAAAAGGTGGTGGTCGAGGACAAGAGCACCTTGCACGTGGAGTCCGTGCTGCACCTCGACGGCCGCGAAGTGGCCCGGGTCGTCAACACCTACAACACGGCCGAAGCCAAGCGGGAGTAACCATGGCCTGGCGCGACACGCTTTTGCCCGCCTCCTTTCGGGACATCCTTTTTGGCGTCATATCCAGCCGCGACGATACCGAGCGGGCCATCGTCCAGCACGAATATCCCTACCGCGACGGCGCGGAAGTCGAGGACATGGGCCGGCGGCCCCGGCTGGTCACCTTGCGGGCCGTCTTTTGGGGCGACGACTACGAAGGGGACGTCGCCGCCCTTATTGAGGCTTTGGACACCCCGGGCAAAGGCGAACTGATCCACCCCGTGTTCGGCTCCTTGGACATGGTTTGCCGCAGCTACCGGGTGGACCACCACGAGGACAGCCCGGACTATGCCGAGATGGAGCTGGTCTTTACCGAGGCAAGCCCCGACATTCCCTTTTTCGCCAAGGCGGCCAGCCCGACCAGCCAGGCCGCTGAGCTGGCCGGGGAGGTGGAAAACTGCCTGTCCCTGGCCGGGCTGGCTTCCCTGGCCGGCTATGTCGCCTGGGCGGCGTCGCTGCCCGGGCGCGTGACCGCCTATGTCCTGGGCGAGGTCTTGAGCGCGATCCGTTCCGTGACCGGCGCGGCCCGGACCCTGGCCGGGCTGCCCCAGGTGGTGGCTTCCAACGTCCTGGCCATCCCGCAAGCGCTTATCAGCGAGGCCCGGGCCGTGGCTGGCCAGGTCGTCGGCCTGGCCGGGCTGCCCGGCGAGTTCGGCCGCTTCGCCAACCTGGCCGCCATTTCCGACAAGCTGCCGCGTCTGGCCCAGGCGCAAGGGGCCGAGGCGACACCGTACCACCTGCAAACGGCCGCCTATGCCGGCGGCGTGGCCACCGGCCCCTTGACCGGCGAGGCCGCGCCCCGGCCGAGCCTCACCCTGCCGGCCACCGGCGCGGAAGCGGTCGCGTCCGCCCCGGACCTGTCCAGCTTCCCGGGCCAGGCCCGGGCCATCGCCGCCGCCGTGTGCAACCTGGAGCGGGCCACGGCCATGGCCAACGCCGCCGGCCAGGTGCTGGCCGCCGAGGCCGTCGCCCCGAGCCTCACCCCGGCCGAGGTGGAGACGGTCGTCGGCAGCACGCGCCAGCGGCTGCAAGACTGCATCGAGGAGCACCGGCTGGTGCTGCCCACGCACCAAGCCTACCCGGTCATCGAGCAGGTGCGCGCGGCCGCCCTGGCCCTCCAGGAGCTGGGGGCGACCGTCATCCATCTGCACCCGCCGCTGGTGGCCCACACCGTCCCCGGCCTGTGCAACCTGCGGCTGCTCGCCCACTGGCTCTACCGCGACCACACCCGGGCGGCCGAGCTGGCCCGCCTCAATCCCGGCATCCGCAACCCCAACTTCGTGGCCCAGGGCCAGGTGCTTCATGGCTTTGCAAACTGACCGCATCACCGTGCGCGTGGCCGGCCGGGAACACCGGGACTGGACCACCTACCGCATCGACTCGCACCTGATCACCCCGGCCGACGCCTGGCAGGTGACGCTCGGCATCCCGGCGGGCAAAATCCCGGACACCGTGCGGCCCTGGGCCGCGATGGAGGCCTGCCTGGGGCAAGACGTGGTGCTGACCGGCCGCATTGACCGCATCGAGCGCGAGGTGGCCAAGGGCACCAACGTCCTGACCCTGTCCGGCCGGGACGGCGCGGCCGTGCTGGTGGACTGTTCGGCCCCCATTTTCACGAGGCGCAAGGCCACGCTCCAGGAAGTGGTGGACCTGGCCGTGCGGCCGCTTGGCGTGTCCCAAGTGCGGGTGGAGGCCACCGGCGCGAAGGAAAAAGTGGAGATCGAACCGGGCATGACCGCTTGGGACGCCCTGGCCCAAGCCTGCGAGGCCAATGGCTGCTGGGCCTGGTTCGAGCCGGACGGCACGCTGGTCGTGGGCGGCCCGGATTACACCGCCGCGCCCGTGGCCTCGCTGGTCCTGCGCCAGTCCGGCCAGGGCAACAATGTCCTGTCGCTGACCGTCACCGAGGACGTTTCCGGCCGCTATAGCGAGGTGACCGTCCTGGGCCAGGCCCACGGCACCGAGACGACCGACGGCCAGCACAACATCAAGCACCAGGAGACCGACGCGGACGTGCCGGGCTATCGGCCGCTGATCCTGGTGGCCGGCGACTGTGACGGCGCGGCCGAGGCCAAGCGCCGGGCACAAAAGACGCTCATGGATTCGCGCCTGGAGGGCTTTACCATCACCGCCCGGGTGCGCGGCCACCGCGTAAGCGACGGCGGCAAGCCCTGGACGCCCGGCCAGCGGGTGCAGGTGGTGAGCGAACCCCACGGCCTGGACGCCACCTATTTTTTGATGGCCCGCACGTTCCTCGGCGGCCGCGACAAGGGGAGCATCACCGAGCTGACGCTCAAGGAAGACGGCGTCTGGCTGCCCGAGCTGGCCAAGACCAGCGGCGGCAAGGGCAAAAGCAAGACGGCAAGCGCCGCCAAGGTGGTGGATTTATGAGCAACGACTTCCTGCGCCGCATGGACGCCAAGATCGCCCGCGCCCTGTCCCGGGTGCGCCTGGGATTTCGGGCCGTGTTGACCGCCTTGGACACCTCGCCAAACGTGCAGTTGCTGCAAGCCGACGGTCTATCCGGCGAGCAGCTCCAAGCCGCCGAGGTCTTCCAGCACTTCGGCTTCACCTCGGCCCCGCCGGCCGGCAGCCAGTGCATCGTGCTGCCCCTTGGCGGCAAAAGCTCCCATGGCGTCATCGTGGCCACCGAGCACGGCAGCTACCGCGTGCAGGCGCTTAAAAGCGGCGAAGTCTGCGTCTACAACCAGTCCGGGGCCAAGATCACCTTAAAGGAAGACAAGCTGGTTTCCGTCGAGTGCAAGCGGCTTGAGATCGTCGCCGAGGAAGACATCACCATGACCGCCAAGCGCATCCGCGCCGTAGCCAGCGAGCGGATCGGGCTCTACGCCCCCGAGTGGGACATGGGCGGCGACGGGGACGGCGGCGACTGCGAAGGCGTGTGGCGCGGGAATCTGCATATCACGGGGACGTCCACGGCGGACGTGGATCATGTGAGCGGCGGGGTTTCGCTGGTGCATCATGTCCACCCCGAGAATGATGGAGGAGGGCCTACGGATGAGCCGACAGATATTTAAAATACATCGTTTTACAGATATTTCCCGATTATTTTGTGTAACGTATCCCTATTGCAATAGCGCGCAATGTTTTGTTTGAAGTTCAAGCATTCATTTTTCAATGAAAAATAATAATCGCTTTTTGAGCGGCTCTCCATGTTTAATAGCGTGTCATATTCCTCTTGAAGATCAGATACTTTTCTTTCGATGAGAGAAAATAATTTTTTTGGAAATGGCTCACCAAGTTCAATTGGATCAACATCCAACACTCCGCATTCACGCAGTGCTTTGAATACTGCCATGTGTTTTATGTATGCAAAAATCTGTTGTGAAAGATCATCGTCTGCTCGCGCAAGATGATACTTTGATTCTATAATTTTAATTATTTCATAGTGATTTGGAAGAATAAAATTGCTTTCAATCGAAATCGCAACTTGTCGTTTCATGTTGTCATTTTTTGGCCTGTCGTAAACCTTGAGCCAAACAACGTTATCCTTTTGAAGGCGCATGTAAATAGGAACATAAAACTCAAAAAGTTGCTTTTCAAGAAAGTCTAGTCTTTTGTTTCTTTTTAACGTTTCTGCTTCATCGTGTTTCTTCCAGTGTCTATCCCATAATGATTTTAGAAAAAAACCAAAAAAAGTACCAATGCCGCCGCTTAGTATTCCGCCTATCGTTGAAATGGATGCTAATGATTGGCTGTCGCTCATGGGATGTCCTTTTATAGAGACGATTTTCCCTGGCTGCTCCATTTGTGTTAGCCATCAGCACTGCCACTAAGGAGACAGGCATAAAGGGTAACAAAAATAATATTCGATTTGCTTTTGAATATTTCTCCTTACTCATAAACCGCCTGCGCAACGCCGTCTATATGCTTCTCGCAATTTTATTGGGTTTGTGTCGCACAGGTTCTTCATTTGGTTATAATTCGATGAACAGGCCCGCTTATCGCAGTGGCCAGCGATTGGATGGGGTTATCGGCTCGGCTGGGGTTCGGCGGCGACTACGAAGTCGTGTGGCGCGAGAATTTGCATATCACGGATACGTCCACGGCGGACGTGGATCATGTAAGTGGTGGGGTTTCGTTGGTTGGGCATGTGCATCCCGAGAATGATGGGGGGGGGCCGACGGATCGACCTAAAGTAGATGAATCGACAATTTAATAACTATCTCGTTGATCTAAATGCAACACATTTGCTTATTTAAAAAAAACATCAGGCCGTCGATGCTTAAAGTTCTTCGCATAGTAGTCATAGTCCTCAAGAAGATCTTTTCGCCTCTCTGTCAACAAATTATATTTTTTCAAAATTTCAAGCTTTTTTGGTAGTATTTGCAAAATATGAGGGCCACCGGCTTTCACTTCTACGCATTCAAGAATATCTTTTTTAGGCAAAAGCTTCTCTTCTTCTGCTGTAATTGTAAATATTTGATTCACATACAAAGTCAACATATGTTTATCCCAAATATCGAAACAATCTCTCAATCTGTCGCCTAAATTTAACTCTGTTAGTGATTCTTCGATCTGATCTTTGTAAGCATTGCTTTCCTTGAGATTTAACATTAGCAATGACTTACTGCGGGCAAGCATAGTAACATATCCGCTTGCTAATGCTATGGCCAAATTATTCAATCCATTTATGCTTATCTCTGCTTCTTTTATTGTATTTTTAAGTCTTGCTTCAACTCCGGAAGCAGATGCCTTAAAATTTTCAAACTTATCTATATTGATAAATATTAAGCATAATAAAAAAATAGCAAAATATCCAAACCCGCTTGAGACGTTGGAATACATCGTATACAGAGACAAGCACCCCGATATAGCTGCAAAAGCTAGTAATATTGCATTTTGAAATATTCCCGAGTTCTTGGAAAAGTTAATCATGCTATCCCATCATATATTTGATAATTACTGATCATTTGACAGTAGTACTCCTAGCCTCTCCACGAACATGCTGAACCCCTTCACCTATCCCACCACCCTGCACCGCCACTAAGGTGGCGGGCATGGGCATCGACAAGGGCATTGATCCATATACCGGCGAATATCTGCCTTCCCGAATAAACCACCTGGGCAACGCCGTCTACATCCGTCTCGCCACGCCGTTAGGTTCGTGGTGGGCGGATACCTCCATTGGTTCGCGTCTGCATGAACTGGCCCGCTCCAAGGACCTGCCGCGCATCGGCGTGTTGGCGCGGCAGTATGCCGCCGCCGCGCTGCAACCGCTTCTTGACGACGGCCGGGCGCGCTCCATCGACGTGGCTTCCGAGCAGCCGCATGACGGCCGCTGCTTGCTGCTTATCACTGTGGTGGACGCCCTGGGGCGCGTGGCCACCTTCCAGCATCCGGTGCAGGTGGCCTAGCCATGTATACGATCCCGACCTTTGAAGCCATTCGCGCCGCCTACCTGCGCGACATCAAAAACCTGCTCCCAGACGCTGCAACGGATGCGGACAGCGACTCTTTCATTCGCGCCACGGCCGTGGCCGCTGCCGTCGAAGGGCTGTATCAGCATCAGCTGTGGATTGCCCGGCAGGTGCTGCCCGATACGTCGGACCCGGAATATCTGGAGCGCCATGCCGCCTTGCGCGGCATCGTTCGCAAGCCGGCCATGGCGGCCAGCGGCGACCTGGTCGTGCAGGGCACGGCCGGCGCGGTCATCCCCTCGGGGGAGACCGTGCGCCACGTGGCCACCGGCCGGCTTTTTGTCACCACCGCCCAGGGCATCGTGGGCGCGGATGGCCGGGTGGTGGTGCCGGTCACGGCCGCCACGGCCGGCGTCATGCCGGCGTTTGCCGACGAGCCGGTGCTGTTCGTCCAGGCCCCGGAGGGCGTGCTGTCCCAGGCCGTCCTCACGATGTCCGGCGGCCTGGCCGCCGAGACCGACGCCGAGCTGTTGGCCCGGTTGCTGGACTACATGCAGCACCCGCCCGGCGGGGGCAACGCCTACGACTACAAGCATTGGGCGCTGTCCGTGGCCGGCGTGTCCCGGGCCTGGACCTACCCGCATAGGCGGGGCCTGGGCTCGGTGGACGTGGCCGTGCTGGGGCCGGCCGGGCCGTGCCCGCCGTCGGTGCTGGCCGCCGCCCAGGCCGTGGTGGACGAGAAGCGCCCGGCCGCCTGCATGGATGCCTGGGTACTGTCCCCGACGCCGGTCAACGTCACGGTCAAGGTGGCGGTGCGCCTGGACGCAACGGTCACCACCCTGGCGCTTTTTACCGCCCAGCTCCAGGAGGCTTTGTCCGTCGCCCTGGCCGAGCTGCCGCCCGGCGGCGTGGTGTACCGCTCCCGAATCGAGTCCGTGGCCTCCAGCCTGCCGGGCGTTATTGATCGGCAAGTACGCGTGCCGCAAAGCAATTTCGTGGCCGTGGTGGATGCCAAGCGCCTGGAGTGGCCCCGCCTTGGCCCAGTGTCAGCGGAGGCTCTGTGATGTCCGGCCACGCGGCCTTGCTGCAAGCCTTGCTGCCGTCCAGCTACGCCCCTACCGGCCGGATCGTGGAGGAGCTGGCCGTGGACGGCGCGGCGCTGGACACGGCCTTGGCCGTGAGCCTCGACCCTTTGCGCGGCCTGACCCCGCTGGCGGCCCTGGAGTGGTTGGAGGATTACGAGCGCGTGTACGGCCTGCCCGGCGATTGTCGCCAGCCCGGCTTGCTCCTCCAGGAACGCCTAGCCTTGCTCGCCATCGCCCTGGCCGAACGCGCCGCCATCAACCGGGGCTATTACGTCTGGTTGGCCGCCCAGCTCGGCTACAGCATCACCATCGAGGAGTTCGGCCAGTTCAAGGCCGGCTTTTCCCGCGCGGGCGAGCGGATCACCAATTACGAAGCGCTCTTTTCGGCCGGCTGGCGCGCCGGCTGGTCCCTGGCCCAGGGCGCGCCCTGGCAATACGCCTGGGTGGTCCATGCCTCGGACGGGCCGACGACCGTTTTCCGGGCAGGGGTGAGCGGTGCCGGCGAGCCGCTGGCCAGCTGGAGCAACCAGCTCCTGGAGTGCGCCATCCGCGCCGCCGCCCCGGCCCATACCTTGGTCCACTTTGCTTACGGAGGATAATCCATGCACCGCATCGACGGCCCGGGAGCCGTAAACAGTCTGTTCACCGAGGGAGACCCGACGGTCCCGCAGATGGCCACCGTGGTTTCCGCCGCCTGGCTCAACGACGTCCAGGAAAATTTGACGCGCACCATCGAAGCCGCCGGCATCGCGCCGGTCAAGGGCGACTACGACCAGCTGCGCCAGGCCATTGGCCTGCTCTCCGGCGCGGGCATGGTGGGGGAGGTCCGGTTGTGGATGCGCGAGGATTTGCCGGACAACGGCGACTGGCTGGAATGCGACGGCTCGGCGCTGCTTGGCGTCGATTACCCGACCCTCCACGGCGTGTTGGGCAACACCTGGGGCGCGGCCCAGGCCGGCTACTTCCGCCTGCCGGACCTGCGCGGCGTGGTGCCGCGCGGCTGGGACCACGGACGCGGCAAGGACCCGGACGCGGCCCAGCGCACCGGCGGCGACCATGTGGGCTCCAGCCAGGAAGACGCCATCAAGCAGCACAACCACCCGGTTGGCGGCGTGGTCGGCACGGCCGGGGGGCAAACTGGCGTGCCGGACAACCAGACCTGGAACAACGGCGTCTACAACTATTATACGAAGGATTTTATCGCCGCAGCCGATGCGTTGCAACCGACGGCGTTCGACAATGTTCCCAGGTCGGCGGAAACGCGCATGAAAAACGTGGCCGTTATGTACATCATACGGTGGAGATAGCTTATGCAGCTCTATTGCTACGATTCCCAAGGCGTGTACTGCGGCCGGCAACAGGCCCGGTTGTCTCCGGCCCGGCCGCAAAACCCGGACGGCAGCCCCAACTATCTGCTGCCGGCCAACGCCACCACCGTGCAGCCGCCGCTGGTGGCCGAGGGGCAAGTGGCGGTTTTCGACGGCCAGGCGTGGCGTGTGGAGTGTGATCGCCGGGGCCAGGTCGCCTATGCCATTGCCGACGGCAATCCCTCGGTCATCCAGACGCTTGGAGCGCTGCCCGAGGGCCTGACCCTGACCCCGCCGCCGGGCAGGCGCTACGCCTGGGACGTGGGCACGGGCTCCTGGCTGCCGGACATGGCCGCGATCCGGGCCGACGCCGACGCCGCCATCGACGCCCAGGCCGATGCGCGCCTCGCGCCCTATATCAGTCTGACGCCCGGCCGGGCCATGACCTATCTGGCCAAGGAAGCCCAAGCCCGGCAGTACCTGGCCGCCGCCAATCCCGATCCCGCCGCCTACCCGCTCATTGCCGGCGAGGTGGGCATCACCGCCGACACGGCGCAAGCCGTGGCCGAAACCATCCTGGCCATGGCGCAAGCCTGGCACGTCATGGGCGCGGCCGTCGAGGCCGTGCGCCTGGCCGCCAAAAAGGCCGTGCGCACGGCCGCGAACCCTGAAGCCGTCCAGGGCATCCTTGGCGGCCTGGGCTGGCCCCAGGCGGTGTAGACCATGAGCGCCATCCCCACCGTACCCGTCCGCATCCTGTGTCAGGACGCCCAGGGGAATCCCTGGATCGGAGCCCAGGTGCGGGCCACCCTGACCGTCCCGGAGCGCTACCTCGGGCTGGACGTCCCGGCCTCGACGCAAGGGCAAACGGACCGATACGGTGTCGTTGTCTTGGATTTGTTCCCGAGTGAGTTGGGCAGTGAAGGCAGCGTCTACAATCTGACCGCCACCATGCCCCAGGGCGGCAGCGTCGTGCGTTTTGTCGCCATCCCCAACACACCGTGCGACATCGTCCTGGGGCCGCGCGTGACCACTTCCATGGCCGTGCAAGCAGCTGTGGAAGAGGTGTTGGCCGCGCGCGAGGAAGTTGCCCAGCTGCAAGCCGAAGCGACGTTCGCGGCCTCCGAAGCCGACGGATCGGCCGAAGAGGCCGCCGAGGCGGCTTCCCAAGCGGCCGCCAGCCAGGCGGCTGCCGCTGTTTCCGCCGCCAGCGTTGGGGCCGAAGCGGCAATGGCCGCCACCCGTGCGGCCGAAGCCACTACGGCGGCCGGCACCGCGACGGCGGCGGCCACGACGGCCACCGCCAAGGCCAATGAGGCCCTGGCCGCTGCCGGCGCGGCGTCCACGTCAGCCATCGCGGCGGCGGCTTCTGCCGCGTCCGTACCGGGAAACGTGGCCGTGTCGGTGGCTTACCTGGAGGCTATCGCCGCGCTAATTGCCGGCGGCTCCGTGGCTGGCGTGCCGGCCCCCATTTTCGCGTGGGCTCCGGCCTTGACGTCGGTGCTGCATCCCCGGGTGGTGTTCTCACGGGCATCCATCACGTCATATCGGGGGCGGTCTGGCTATTTGCGGTACGCAGCCGCCAATGCGCCCGTGTTTGAGTGTGACCCCCTGACGGGGGTCTGCAAAGGGCTGTCCATCGAAAAAACGTCCACTCACGACTTTCTGTATTCGGAGCAACTCGATAACTCTAGATGCACAAAAGCACGATGCACCGTCGTGCCTAATGCAATAACATACCCTGACGGCCTCACTGGTGACAAGCTAATCGAGGACACGACGGCTTCTAACAGTCATGCTGTTCTGCAAAACCGCACAATTATTGCTGACACGCAGCAATGTGCATATGCTGTCGTTTCGGCCGGGGAGAGGACAAGCATGTCCATATCTCTTTATGGAGGAACGAGCGGGTATTTGCTTAACTTCAACTTCACAACAAAAGCCTACTCTATCACGACGTTTGGTGGAGCCGCGAGTAACCCATTTTACGGGGTCGTAGAATTACGGGACGGACGGTTTCTGTTGTGGGTGAGTTGTCTGTTCGGCGCAGGAGTCACCTCTGCCACGTGTCAAATATCGATCACAGACACGTCAGGAAACCCGACGTATACGGGGAACGGTGTATCCGGCATATTCATACAGTCATTTGGAAGCTGCTCAGGAACATTCCCTCCGTCCTATCTCCCCACAGGCTGGGAGACGACCAGCGCGACCAGTAACACTCTAGGAAATGGGGCAAAAACTTTTACGGTCGGGTATGACTCCACCGTTCCCGGTCGCGCCATCCCGGCTGGCGCGGCCGTCCGCGCCTGGCAAACCAGCAATCCGGCCAACTACATGACCGGTACGGTGACCAGCCATATCGGTATGACTTTGGTCGTGAGCATCACGGCGACAGGCGGTGGCAGCGCCACCGCCTCCGACTGGACGATCCAGGCCGGCGCGGCCATGACCCGGGCGGCAGACATCTGCACCGTGCCCCTAGCGAGCCTGACCGGACCGGCCGGAGAGGCGTTGTGGACCGGGAATGAAGGGACTTTGGTCGTGCAGGCGATCACCGCGCTGGGAGCACCCACCGGGACAGCGGTGCAGGTGCTGGTCCAGTTGGACGACGGAACGCCCAATAATCGCGTGCGGATCATCCGCAACGCCACCGGGGAGGTTCGGTGCGTGGTTGATTCCGGCGGCGTCAATCAGGTGGATTTGACGCTTCAAACGGTAGGCGATTCCACGACGTTCAAGGTCGCCTTCACCTTCGCGGCTGGGGCATTTTATGCGGCTCGGGACGGATCAGTTTCGAGAAGTAGCCTCGTCGGTTCTTTGCCGGCCGGCCTGACCACCTTGCGCCTGGGGAGCGATTCGACCGGCGCGAATCAGTGGTGCGGAACAATAAAAAGCCAGGTGCTCTTCAACCGAGCGCTGGCCGACGCACTGGCGCTGTCGATGTCGGCGTAGGAGGTGTGGAATGCAATACGATATCTGCCTGAAATGCGCGTCCCTTGACACCTTCGTCGCCGCGCTTCTGCCTTTTGACCTCGCCACTTCGAGCGGAGAACTCATCACGGCCAGCCATGACCATGCGCTGCAATACGTCGGCCGCGTCATCCAGACCCCGGCCGTGATCGACGCCGAAGGCAACGTGACGGCCGAACCGGTCTCTTACGATGGCGAGTACGCCATTCTTCGGGCCGAGGACTCCATTCTGTCTCGCATCATGGCCGCAACCCTGACCGGCGTCACGGTTGTGCCCCTGCCGGCCGGGTGCCCGACATTCGGGGATTGGCGGCCTGTGCCGGCGGTCGACCTGGATCGGCTCCGTGCCGAAGCCTGTGACCGGATCGATTACATGGCGGAACTTCGATGCAATCAGGTGATTACGCCCGGATCGGCCCAAATGGCCCGCTACCAGCGCAAGGAGGGCCAGGCCCGGGCCTACTTGGCCGCGATTGCATCGGGGCAGGTTCCTTTGGAGCCTGCGGCGCTGGCCGCCTTTGAGGCATCCTTTCCGGCCGTCTACGGCGAGGTCGGCATCACGGCCGACACGCCGGAGGCAGTGGCCCGCACCATCGTGGCCATGGCGGATGCTTGGTGGACGTATGGCGACGCGGTGGAGCTGGCGCGTCTGGCCGGTAAGCGAGCCGTCGAGGCGGCCGGGACGCCAACCGCTGTGACGGCCGCCGTGGACGCGGTGGCCTGGCCGCCGGCCCCCGCCAATGAAGCCGGCTCAGCTATTTGATCGATAGAGGAGAACGGAGAGCGAGGAATTACAAAGAGGAGCGGCAGGGCGGCGGCAACCGCCCCACCGACGCGATGCGTCAACATCGCGCCACGGCCGAAGCCGCGCTCCAGCCCGCGCGGGCGTTAGAGGGCTATCGCTTCCGGCCTAACCTGTAAAGGTAATCATGGAGATACGTTGCGGACAATGCGGACGTTTACTGGCCAAAGGCACCGGGACCATCGAAATCAAATGTCCCCGCTGCCATACCATCAACCACGTGAGGGCCGCGAGCCCCATCACAGAAGGCCATGGAGCCTCCCCCAGGGAGCGCACCCATGGCCAGACCGTATCATCCGCCGAAACCGAGTCCGTATGAACCGCCGACCGGTGACCAACCGGGCTACCTGATAGGCGAAACCGGGGTGCAAGGGTTCGGCAAGCACGACCTCTACCTGGCCGCCATCCCGGCGGCCAGGGCACGGGAAACCATCGTGGCCAAGCATTATTCCAAGCGAGTGGTCAATAACAGCTACGTGCACCTGGGCGTTTACCATCAGGGGCACTTTCGGGGTGTGCTCCAATTCGGCTACGCCCTGAACCCGCACTTGGCCGGCAGGGTGGTGGAAGGGACCAAGGTCGGCGAATATCTGGAGCTCAACAGGATGTGGCTTGACGACGCCTGCCCGCGCAATACGGAAAGCCAGGCAATAAGCTATGCGGTGAAATACATCCGCCGCGCCTGCCCGACCGTGGCCTGGGTCCAGAGCTTTGCCGACGAACGCTGCGGTGGGTTGGGGGTGGTCTACCAGGCCAGCAACTTTCAGTTCTGCGGCAGCCACCTTGCCACCTTCTGGCACCTGGATGATGACTGGTATCACGTCCTGATGCTGACAGCGCATCGCCACCAAGGCGGCCGCGCCCAGCACCTCCGGGAGAACCTTCACCGGGCCACCCGGCATCAGTTCCGCCAGTTCCGCTACGTGCTATTTCTGAAGCAGCCCTGGCGCAAACGCCTACGCCTTCCGATCCAGCCGTACCCCAAACGTGAGGCCGCGTGACCAAGTGCCAACGAAAGCGCAAATCAGTTATGGGGAGTCAGGCAAAATGAGAAATGGCGTGGGTGCTGGATCGGATAGGACGAACGTAGGCTAAACGTAGGACTGGCGTGGCTTTGGGGCCTTGGCCAAGCGCGCGTGAGGCCTGGGGGGCAAGATGAGAAAAACGGCCTGAATGGGGGCAAAAATATCAGGCAAAATGAGATACGCGGGCGAGCATCTACTCGAAACATGAACACAATATCAAATCGTCTAATACACTGGACATAAAAAAAGAGCCCGCAAGCCATTTTGATACAATAATCAGTTTACCCCTCCGCACCCACCGCCTTGTCCCTGCCGGTTGGCTCCAGCCGCTGTTTCAATTCTCTGTTCTCTCTCTCTAACTCTTCCATGCGCTTCACCATTGCGTCCGCCTTCGCCTCCCATTCAGCCATCCTCTCTTCGATGCGCGCGAGCGTCCGCTCGCTTCTCACTGCTTGATGGAATGCGTTTATATTGCTGGCTAATGCTGTCCGGTAGATTGTGTCGGACTCCAGCACTTCGGCTGTCTTGGTCAGCATATCCGACATCCGGAACTCTTCCTGCGGGGCGGTCAAAAACGCTTCCGCAGGCGCGGGAGCCGACGCTGGGGCCTCTTTTGTGGCTTCTCCCCGGCGCATCGGGCCGGTGCCGAAGAAAAGCCAATCCGCATTTATCTCAAAACTTTGTGCTATTTGCTCTACCCACCCGGGGGGGAGCTGCATCCTGCGCTTTGCCGCACCAACTGACGACGGCTTAATGTCCAAAATTCTGGCCAATTCTGAGTCACTCCGAGCACCACACGCGGTCAACACTCGGCTGAATTTCGCGCGGAAGTGTTTCTCAGCATCTGGGCTATGCTGGGAAATTTGCTGGGAAATGCCTTGGGGCTGGCCTGTGTCTTGAATCATGTTTTAATACAGATAGTTACAGAATTTTGTCTTTTTAGCATGAGCGAACATGCTCGGAAGCGCTTTTTAGCGTTGACTGTCAACGCTTTTAGCTCTAATCCTCTTCTCACGGGGTGACGAATGTCACCGTTACGAACGTAGCTACCAGGGCCGGCAATAATCCTCAATGTCCGGCGGCCCGAAAACTTTGGATCGGAGCAATCGGAATTGGCTGCCCACTCGCGACGCCTCAGCCTGCTCGAACTGGTCGAGCTTAATCCGGACGCGGACATAGCGGTGTCCATGGATCGGATCATCCAAGCGGCCGGGCTGTCGCGGGCGGAGGCCGTTGACCGGTTGAATGAAGCGGCCAAGCGGTTCGGCGTGCGGCTAGCGGCCGGCAACGCCAAGGAGCTTGGGCTGGCCACCTTTGAAAAGTGGCTCAACCCCAAGGAAGCGGACTACGTGCCGAGCGTTCGGGCACTGAACCTCTTTTGCCATGTGTTTGGTGCAGTCGAGCCTCTCGACATCCTAGCTCGGTCGCACGGCCTAGGGTGGCGAATCATCGACGGCGACGACGCGAAGCTGTTGGAGCTGGCCCACACCGAGCGGGAGATCAAGGCGCTCCGTGAGCGAAAGCGGAAAATCGAGGCAGAATTATGAAACGCGCAGGCAACAAAATCAAAGGCTGGATGGCCGAAAAGAAGATCAAAGTGATTGAAATCGCGCGCAAAGCCAAGGTTTCGCATTCGCTGGTGTCCGACACCATCCACGGCAAGCGCAACAACCGCAGGGCGCTGCAAGCGCTGCTGGATGCCGGCTGTCCGGCGAAGCTGCTGGCTCTGCCGGCGGACATGAAGGGCAAGCAAGCGGCCTAGCCGCCAGAAATTTCCGCGCCTTCGCGGCGTTCGGGGGCCGAGCGGCCAGACCGCCAGACCACCCGGCACGAGAGGTAGAGCGACCAGATCGCCAGCTCCTGTGGGGGCGCGGGAAATATCAAAATAGGAAAGGAGGTTGGGCGATGAGCAAGCGGAAACGGTTGACGGGGAAGGCGGAAGAAATGCGGCAGGTTGCCCAGGTTTTGAGGCAAAACGGCCTGTCAAAAAAGGCCGTGAAAGGGGCGCTTTTGGCCATGTGCGGCGTCGAGGTGATGATGACCGACAACGGCTCATCGTTTTCCTCACGCATGACGCATATCCTGATGGGAAAGGAATAGCATCATGAACAAACGCACGATCAAGAAACGCGAAGCGCAGTACAAGAGGGCGTTGGCTGCTTTTGTGGACGGCATTGTGCGAGCAGACGGCCCCATATCAGGGGAACACGCCTGCAATGCTGTCATTCGGAAAGCCAGAGTCCCCGACAGCGTGATGCTCGTCGCCATACGACGTGTTTTTAAATCCGGCATCGATCTGTCGTTTGATGCACAAGGCTTCGAATTCTCTCTGGCTGCTCCCTATACATATTTCAAGAGCACAAAATTCCCGATCCGCTTTTGGGAACGGACTTGCATGTTTATCCGTCCTAGCCGCTTTAATCGGCAGGCGTGGAAGGATGGCTATCGGAAGATTCGTGCACTTGCTCGGCACCTTGGAGGTCTTTCCTTCCTTCCGTGGTGGCCTGAATGGGAACCCCTCCCCCTGCCGGTCTGACCATTGCGAAACCGCCCTGCGGGGCGGTCGTCGGACGGTGGTGCGTCCGGCCTGATGAGCAGCCGAAAGTAACACGCGGAAATCTTTCAAGCGGACAAATGGCGGCACAATGAAGGACGCTTACACAGCAAGTGAATTGGCCTATGCCCTGGGTGTGACACCTCGGGCGGTCAATAGCCGCGCAAGCAAAGCTGGGTGGGCTTGCGCGGCACAAGCCGGCTCGGGCAAAGCTTGGCGGGAAAAGGCCTACCTCGCCGCCTCCTTGCCCGAGGACATCCAGGACGCCATTACCGCTTACGAGGGGGCCAATCTCCCCGCCGCCGTGGCCGCCGATGCCAATCTGACCGAGGATCAACGCCGCAAGGCCCTGGCTAAAGCCGATCTGGTGCGCCTCTACACCGAAGCCCTGGCCAAGGCGGCCCGCAAGGGACAGGCCGGCAAGGAGTTCGTCGCCGCTTACCGGGGCGGCGTGTGGCCCAAGATCAAGGAAATCCTTGGCGATAAGGTGTCCGTCCAATCCCTGGAACGCTGGAAGACCGCCATGCGCCGCACCGGCTCGGCCCTGGCCCTGGCCGACACACGCGGCGGCGTGCGCGTGGAGCCGGTTGTAACCGAACGACACGCCCAAATTTTGCTCGCCCTGGTCCGCCATCCCAACAAGCATTGTCTTTCCGAAGTCTGTCGCATGGCCCGCGAGGCATTTAAGCCCGCCGGCTTGCCGGATTGCGCCGAAATCACGCTGTACCGCTACCTGCGCAAGTGGATGACCCTCAATTACGGGGAATGGGTCTACGCCCGCGAGGGAGCCAAGGCCTGGAACGACGACTGTTGCCCGTATATCGAGCGCGATTATTCGAAAATCAGCGTGGGCGACATCCTGGTGGCCGACGGCCATGCCCTCAATTTCGAGATTCTCGACCCGGAGACCGGCAAGGGGGCGCGCATGGAACTGGTGCTGTGGTTCGACATGGCATCCAGCTACCCGCTTGGCTGGGAAATCCTGCCCACGGAAAACACGCAAGCCATCGCCTCGGCCCTGCGCCGGGCATGCCTGCGACTCGGAATGTTTCCGAAGGTGGCCTATCTGGACAACGGGCGGGCCTTCCGGAGCAAGTTTTTCAACGGCGTGGACCTGAAGCAAAGTGGCCTTGGCGGCGTATTTCAGGAACTCGGCATAGCCCCGCTTTTCGCTTGGCCCTACCACGGTCAGTCCAAGACCATTGAACGCTTTTTTAAGACGTTCGGCGAGCTTGAACGCTGGATACCGTCATATGTCGGCACGTCCATAGAATCCAAGCCACCGCGCCTCATGCGCGGGGAGAAGCTCCACCGCAAAGTCTATGAGGCATCCGGCGGCCGGCCGCTGACCCTTGAGGAAGCCCATACCGCCATTGCCAGTTGGTTCGATGCCTATGCCGAACGCCCCCAGCGGGGCCACCTGGCCGGCAAAGCTCCGGCCGAGGCGTTTGCTGCGGGGGCCGGTCCCGGCCTTGGCGAAGGCGATCTGCTTAAGCTGCGGCTGTGCATGCTCTCCAAGGTGGTCCGCACCATCGACCGCAACGGCGTGGGCCTTTTTGGGCAGTCCTATCGCCATCCCTTCTTGCATAGCCTGCGCCATCCCGTGCTGGTGCGCTTCGACGAGCAGGACCGGCGGTCGGTGCTCGTCTACGACCAGTCCGGCAAGAATCTGATCTGCGAGGCCACGCCCGTGCCGAAAGTGCATCCGGCTGCCCGCCTCCTTGGGACCGCTGACGATCAGGCCGTTCTGACGAGCGAGATCGCCTACAAGAAGGCCTTGGAAAACCAGGTCACGGCCAACGCCAGAGATTTCCTGAATTCCGTGGTGCTGCCGGAAACACAGACTCGCATGCGTCTGGTGTCGGCTGACAAGGCCGAAACGCCGGCTCTGCCGGAACCGAAAGCCCCGAACGTCAAGAGCATCGAAGCCGCCAAGATCGCGGCCAGGGCCAAGATCGAAGCCGCCCCGGCCTATGTGCCGCCGGCGCAGATGGCCACCATCGTCAATGAACTCGACCGCTACGAATACCTTTTCAATTTGGCCGTTCGTGACGGCTTGGCCCTGCGTGAGGCCGACGCCGCATGGATGGCCCGCTATGAGCAAACCGAGGAATACGCGGCCTGCGCGGCTGGACGTTACGCGCGCTTGCGCACGGTCTACGAGCGCCGTCGCAAGGCCGCCAACGGGGGAGGAGACGCATGAAATCGGTTTTTGTGGAGACGGGCAACGTAGCCGCTTTTCAGCGGGCCGTGTTGACTGTCGAGGATACCGAGCGAGGCCAGCCCGGCATTGTCGTGGCTTGGGGCCAGGCCGGCCGGGGCAAGACGTTTGCCGCTCGCAACAGCCAGGCCGAGCGCGGCGGGGTGTTCCTTTCCGCATGGGAAGACATGACGCAGGCCGCCTTCCTCGGGAAGCTGTGCTTTGAGGTCACGGGTGCGCTAGCGCCGCGTTCGGCCCACGCCTGCAAAGTGCGGATTGTCGAAGTCCTGGAGAAACGGCGCAAACAGGGCCAGGCCGCCACCATCTACATGGACGAAGCCGACCGGCTGGCCTTCGGGCGGATCGAGGACTTGCGCGACATCCATGAGGCCACCGGGGCGGCAATCCTCCTCATAGGGGAAGAGGAACTTATCGGGCTGTTGTCCAAGCGCCGCCGCATCTGGTCCCGCGTGACCCAGGAAGTGGCCTTCGGCCCCGTGGATGAAGGCGACATCGCCGCCTTCGCCTTCGAAGCCGCCGGCCTCGACTTGACGCCCGAAGCCTGCGCCATGGTCCGGGCCACTTCGGACGGCGACATGCGGCTGGTGCGCAACATGGTGCAGATGCTGGAACAGGCGGCCAAGGCCCGCGAAACCGACAAGGCCGACGCGGCCATGGTGGCGGCGATCCAGAAGCAAAAGAGCTGGAGGCGGGCATGAGAACCGAGGAGATGGACCGCCTGCGGTTGGTCATCCAGGGCCTGACGATCAACGGCAAGGAGCCGGTCACCAACGCCCTGCTTTACGAGGCAATGGGGTTGGACAACGAGCCGGCCAAGGCCCGGCTGCGCTCCCGGATAAATGACCTCATCAAGCGGGCGGAACTGACGCGCATTGAGGACGGGAAGTACGCCTACAACCCCAAGGCCAGGCTTCGCAGTGGGGAGTTCTACCAACGGGCTTGGCGGGCCATCCGTTCGGCGAAGCCTGGTTTCTCCTGGACGGGCATCGCCCAGGTGTCTCGGGTTTCCTACACCCATGTTCGGAAATACGGGCAATGGCTCCTTGAAGAGGGCTTTGTCGAACGCCACGGCCGGGATGGGGCGACGTACCTTTTTCGGGCCACGCTACGGGCCAAGGACACGGTGAACACGCCGTACCCTCCCCAGGATGCCGCCGATCCCTTCGAGGTCGAGCGCAATGCGGCCTGCCGGCTGGTGCGGGCCTTTATGGAGCGCGACCCCTACCAACCGGCCGTCCGCGCCAAAATCATTGAAAACTGCCGGGCCATCCTGGCCCGGTTCGAGAAGGAGGAACAGGAGTCATGAGCGAAACGAGCATCCCCGAAGGGTACATGGAAGACGCCAAAAAGCACTTGATCCCGGTCGGCAAGGTCAAGGAGGTGGACAAGCTGCGCGATGACCTGGTGCGCGGCATCGTGGGCGCTGCCAAGGACGCGCAGGCGGTGTTGCGGACCTTTCGCGCCAACACCCTGGGCGACATTCAGGCCTTCGCCGACCTGTCGGCCGAGAAATACGGGGCCAAACGCGGCGGCCTCAAGGGCAACATCACCCTGATGAGCTTCGATGGCCGATACAAGGTGCAGCTTCAGATCAGCGACCACCTGTCCTTTGATGAACGGTTGCAGGTCGCGAAGTCCTTGGTCGACGAATGCCTGACCGAATGGGCCAAGGGGAGCACCGAAGAGATCAAGGCCATCATCAATCAGGCCTTCGCCGTGGACACGGAAGGACGCGTCAACACCGGCGCAATCCTTGGCCTGCGCAAGCTCGACATCCAGGACAAACGCTGGCGGGAGGCCATGGAGGCCATCGCGGACAGCTTGCAGGTGATTGGCTCGAAAAAGCTCCTGCGGGTCTACGAGCGCCGGGATGACGACAGCTATGCGCCCATCGCCCTGGATATCGCGGTGCTGTGATGGACGCGCTGCCCATCGAAGTGGTGCGGGAGCTGGAGCGGCTGCCGGCCATGCCCCCGGAAGACGATATGGCTTTTCTGCTGGCGGGAGCTGTCGCAAATGCCAGCGCGAACGTCTGCAGGTCCATGCTCAATGGGCATTACGACAAGGCTCGTCAGCAGGCGGTAAAAATCGCCGCAGCCAGTATCCGGCTGGTGGAACATCTGGACCAGGATCGGCCGTAGACCGGCCAGCGGGGGCAGTATGGACGGCAAGCAGTCTTGCAAATGCACGGAATGCGGCCACGTGGGTTTGCCGCTGGCTCTCGGCGGCGAGAGCTTGTGCGGCAACTGCGCCAGCCGGAGCGTGTCGCCCTGCGACGCTGCGACGGATCGGGTGGTGCCCATGCGGGTGTTGCGAAGCGCCGAAGCCCAGGCGTTAGGCTGGAAGAAGAAGGCCGAAGCGCTGTCTGACCTCATCAACCGGGCGGCTTCGGCCGGGGCCATGACCGCCAACTACGTCACCGAGGCTCGGAGAATCCAGGCCGGAATGACCATGTAACCGTGGAGGAAAAGGAACATGAGCAAAGCGGGACTCATCGACAGGATCAAGGACCGGCTGGCCGGCGACGTGCAGACCAAGCACATACACGAGAAGACCACCATTAGCCATGTGCTGGATGCACTCGGCGCGGAGGCCGCCTCGATCCTGGCCGAGGGCGGCAAGGTGACGCTGCCCGGCCTGGGCACGCTGGAACTGGTGGAACGCAAGGCGCGCAAAGGCCGCAATCCCCGCACCGGTGCGACCATTGATATCGAGGCCAGCCGGAGCGCCAAGCTCAATGTGGGGAAGGCGCTGAAGGATGCGTTGAATCCGAACGCCTGATGCGAAACCGCCCCATGTGGGCGGTCGTCCGGGCGTGGCGGCCCGGGCCTGATGAGCAGCCACCAGGAGAAGACCATGGCCGTAGCATACTGTTGGGCAACCGGCATGATTGAGATCGGCGAGGCGACCCCAGATGGGGCCATCCCTTTGGCTGTTGGCGATGCGACAGCGCTTCATGAGTCCATCCAAGGCGAGGCCACGTTGGCGTATGACAACGCCACCATGCTCATCCCCGGTTTTGGCTTTGCCCAGGACGTCGCTGCCAAACTCGACTGCGTGGCGGCTTTCGCCGACCGCCTTCACAGGTGCCTGCTGTGAGCAGCATGGAATGGCGGGGCATCCCAGGCTTCGAGGCCTACGAGGTCAACGCGCGTGGAAAGGTGCGCCGTGTGGCCTCAAAGTACGTGATCGCCCCACAAGGACGTCAAGTCCGGCTCTGGAACGGAACGGGCTATCAACTGTTTCGCCCGCAGGTGCTTGTCGCCTCGGCGTTTGCCGAGGCAGCCGAGGAAATTGCGTCCGAGCCAACGCCCGAGGCCATGGCCGTCGAGCCGGAAGAGGTGGCGCGGCTGCGGGCCAGGGTGGCCGAACTGGAGGCCGAATTGGCGGTCTATCGAGTGAATTTCTAAGGGAGGCGGGCATGTATCTTAGCTACCAAGAGAAGCTCCCCCAGGGCACTCCGGTCTTTATGACCGAAATCGGGAACAAGAACTGCCTTTGCCCGGGAACCTATCAGGCGCGGCAAATGAACAACAATGTCGTTTGCCCAGGCTGCAAACTGCTGTGCGGCATCCCGTATATCTGCGGGGTGCGGGCAGGAGACCACTTCATCGTGCGCAAACGCCCATCCAAGCCGCAAAGGAGCCGCTGATGCCCGCTGCCGTCCTCAATACGGCAATAGCCATGCGACCGGGTGACGTCGTCGTCAGCCGACGCCACAAGGGACCGATCCGGCTAGTGGTCGTTTACAGCAACGGCGGCGGCATCGGGAAAAAGCTCAAGAACGACGGCACGCCCAGCCGGCAGGAAGTTTGTCTGCAACCAGACAACGTGACGTCCGTGCGTTGCTCCCTGCTCGCAGGTGCCCGCAAGCATCCTCAAAACCCTGCTTCCGAGAGGTAACCCATGGCAAAGCGACCTTTCGTCCCATGCGCGGCCATCTACAACATGCAAAGCAAGGTCTTTTTCGGAACGCTCCTGAAGGCCACAACGCTTTCTTACGAGAACGACCGGGATTTGTTGATCGAAATGTTCGGCCGCATCCTGGGCGGCAAGGCGGCCTCCTGGTCGAAGCTGACGCTGGGGCAGCGCAACCAGGTGCTCGATGCCTTGGCCGCCCAGTGGCTCCCCGACCACGCCGCCGTGGACATCCCGCTTTTGCCGAAGCGTCTGCACAACTGGCGCAAGGGCGACAAGGTCGACGGCTACGAGCGCCTGGACATCCCGGCGGGCCCGCTGGCGCGGCAGAAGAAGTATATCCTCATGTTGTGGTGCCTGCTCGGCTACGAGCCCAAGAGTCTGGACGCCCGGGTGTCCAAACAGTTCGGCGTCGAAAAGTATGTCTGGTTGACCGACACGGCCGCCCTGTCCACCCTGGCCAAGGATCTGTGGAGCCGGTGCCGCAAAGCCGGCATTGATCCCGAGCCGGCCGAAGCCGGCGGTACGCGACGCGCCACGGCCATGGCAAGATGACGCATGGGGCCGGACGAACGCGAGGCGTTGCGGGCCGCCATCCTGGCCCGCCATCGGAGCATTTACGCGTACTGCAAGGCGACGGGCATCACCAAAAGCGTTGTGCTCCAGCTCCTTTCCGGGCGCTATCCCGGCAACGTGGCCCGACAGACGGCGCGCATCCAGGCCGCCCTGGCCGATACGCCGCCAGCCGCCAAGGGGAGCGAGCCACCCAGCTTGACAGCGATCTACGAGGCCCTGGAGCGGGTGGGATGCGCCAGATGCCGACAGACGGACAAACGACGTTGCAAGGGCTGTCGGACGCTCTGGGAGCGGCAGGCAGCGGCGGTAGCGGCACTCCATGCTGCTGCCGCGCTATCTCAAGTTGGTTGATACGATGAGCGAAAAGCGCCGAAAATCGACAACGATTTTGCTCCGAAACCAGGGCAAGACGGTCAAGCTGGAGCTGTTTCAGGCTGAACAATGGGGCGGCCCGGCCGAGGCATACCGCCTGCGGCGGGATGGCTGCTGGCACAACCCCGGCGGGGATCAGTACCAATTTTACACCCTGGCCGGCCTATCCACACTGCTTTGTTGCCTTGTCGCCGACCGGGAATCGCCCCAGGACGCTCCGGCCCCGTCCTACCGTCGCGGCGACCGGGTCGCCGTGCCGACAGGCCGGATCGGCCTGGACGGATTACCGACCTACGAGGTCACTTTCTTGGCCAGTGCGCCTGTGCTTGGCATCGACGGCCGTTGGTGGGCACCGGTGATTGGTCGTGACGAACCTGTGGCCCTGGACACCATGAGGAAACGGACATGAGTGTGGTGGACGACGTGCTGACGCTGCTTACGAAGGGATTTTTGCCGTATATGGGGCTCGTGGAGGGCTCGGCGTATGCTGCGCTGGGCTGTGGCCCGAAGCGGAAACCCCGCTGGTTTAGCCGCGATCGCAAGTTCGTGTGCGTGGGCTGCCCGAAACGGTGCAGTGTGGTTGATCCGGTCGGATTTGAGCTGGTGCTGCCGGTCACATTCAAGACTAAAAAACTCGTATTTGCGCAACTTCCGGCGGTTTCTGCCCAGGAACTGGTCACGAAAAAGGCCTTGTTGACCGTCCCCGAGGTGGAATTCGTGCTTTCGATTGGTCGCAGCCGAGTGTGGGAAATGATTGAAGAAGGCCGGTTGGCTAAGCACCCGGATTCGCCGCCGGCGCGAATTACGGCGGAGAGTGTGCGGCGGGAGCTGGCGCGGGCGGAAGGATAGCGATTTTACAGGATAGCCGACAGAAGCATATCCTGCTAAATAACAGGGAACAAAACGTGGAAACTATAAATCGACTCCAGATGCACCCCAGACGCCTACGCCGGGTACTTGGCAAAAACAATAATGAAGGTCAATATGGATAACATTATCGTGCTGTTGGTCATAGGCTCTGTTCTAGGCTATCTCGCATACACAGGAAGAGGGACGCGCGCACGTCAGAAAACGCTAGATATGACACAGGTGGAGGTAAGACGACTTCTTGACGTTATATACGATAATATCGACGAAGCGAATTCACAAGAAAGCATTATCATTAGGAGGCAGGCAATAGACAACGCAGTCCAAGTCGTTAGCGATCTTGTCAAGTCATATCCAGACTATGCAAACTACAAATCGTTAATTGATGACATAACCAGGATAAAGAAAAGGATTTACACAGAAAGCGTTTTGTCGGAAATCTACCGTCTTGTTGACAAGTCGAAAGCATCTATTTCTTTGCAATCAAAGTTAGAGCATGCCTCAAAAGCTATTTTTGAGATAGAGCACCAAATAAAAGATGGATTTGTTGACGAGGAAGCATTGCTGGACTCCAGGGGCGACGTCGAGAGGTATATACGCGACATTCAAATAGACGACCTCAAACAAAAGGCTGAACGTTTTGAATTCAAAGAAGACTATACAAGCGCTATCGATTCCTATCAAGATTTGTTGTATTTGTTGAGGGATGACCACGACAACCTGTTTCTTCAGCCTGAAGAAGTTACACACATAAAAGACAAAATCGAGACAATGCGCAAAGCTGTCTCTGGGGCGTCTCACAAGATATAATCGGTCACCGTCAAATAGATTCTTGCTCCTACGCCGGGGCGGTCTTCGGACCGCCCCGGCGTTTTTCTTTCCGCCTCCGTCCGCGCCACCCTCCGTCTTCCCCTTCTGACGCGATAGACAACACCACCCTATCCGCCAAGGAGGCGCGCATGAAATGGTGGTCGTTGCTTATCGGACTGGCTTTCCTGACAATCTCTTGCATCCAATATTACCTGGGACGCGAACTTAATGCACTTCAAGGAGAGGGCGACAAGGCCGTGGTGGCTCACGTCATAAGCGGTGACTCGATCGTCGTCCTCATCCCTGTTGTTGTGCATGTCGCTCATGTCGAAGCCCCTGATCCGTTATCCCTCGACCTGGAGACCCAGGCCATGGGGGAACTGGCGCGCGATTGGTTGGCCAGCCGTCTGCCAGCAGGCAGCATCGTGACTCTTCGGGGCGGACAAACGGAGTTTTCGCGGACATCCGCCATTGAAGACGACGGCGGCAACGTCGGTGACGAGATGGTGCAACGCGGGTTGGTGCAGCCCGCCAAATGACACACTGCAAGTTGTGTCCATGAGCGTCCGTACCGCTCCAGCCATACAGTATCGGCTGGCTTATGCTCCGCTCATTCTTGGGGTGGGGACATAAGTCGGACCCCGATAAGGAGGCGCGTATGGGTTTCGTTTTCGGAAGGGGGTCACGTGCCGCGCTGGCAAACTGCCACCCGACATTGCAGGCCGTAGCCGCGCAGGCACTGGAACTCTCGACGCAAGATTTCACGGTCACCAACGGGGCCGGCCTTTGTCTGGCCGTAACGCCCCACCCGGATCAGCTCACGGCACCCAAATTTCAGGCCATCGCTGAAGCGCTTCGGCAGGCGGCCAGGGAAATGGGCGTCGTCATCCGGTGGAGCGGTGATTTCCACTTCTTCGGCGACCTCACCCGCTTTGAAATCGACGAGCCGGCGAACGGGCAGCAATCGGTGTCTTCCCCGACTGCTGCACCGAATCCGGTCATGACCTTTCACCCCGCTACATCCATCACCCACGGCGGACCGGCCTATGAAAGGCTCGTGGCCTGGCTCAAGGCCGAGGAAGGGTTTCGCGCCACCGCATACCCTTGCTCCGAGGGCAAACAGACCATCGGGTATGGATACAACCTGGAGGCGCACGGCGTCCCCGCCGCCAAAGCCAAGAGCCTCACTTGGACGCGCGAGCAAGCCGACAAGGCCCTCCGGGCCGAGATCACGGCCGCCATGGCCGAGCTTGAGGCAAACTGGCCGCGTTGGGACGACGAATTCGACCAGGTACGCCAAGCCGTTTTCCTGTCCGGCGTCTACCAGCTCGGCGTCGGCGGCGCCGGGACCTTCAAGAATACCATCGCCTGCCTGCGCGCCCACGACTTCGACGGGGCCGTGCGCAACTTGAACCTCTCAAAATGGGCGCGCCAGACGCCGAACCGTGTGGGCCGCATCGCGCAAATGCTGCTGACCGGCCAGTGGCCGACCAAGGTCAACGGGGTGGTGCTGTGACCATCCAGGACGCCGCGCAGCTCGGCCAGTGCCTGGGCTGCATCTACCGACTCATCGACCCCGGGCCGCATTAGTGCATGGGAACCCAATTGAGCGACACCGAGTGCCCGGGAAGGTGTGTCCAGGAAACACAGCAACCAAAGGAGCAAAACGTATGACGGAAGCACAGAAACAACCGCAGTCGGCCGATTCGGACCCCACTGCTCTCACCCCGGAGGACATCGCCTCGGCCATGGCAATTTTGGGGAAGGTCGCCAAAACCTTTGCCGCTCCGGCCGATCCCCCGCCGCAAATCATACCTTCGCCGCAGCCTGTTGCCGCCGAAAAGCTCGGTGAATATGCCGGCCAAGTCTTCACCACGTTGACGGCTTCGCCCATCGCCCGGGAACCCCTGCTCACGTCCAGCCGGCTGTGGACCATGGTCGGGACCGTGGCCACCCTGGCCGCCCAGCATCCTATCGGGTTCGAGTTGTCGCCCATTACCCAGGTGTGCATCGCCGGCGTGGCCGGCATCTACATCGCCGCCCGCAGCCTGAAGGGAGGCCAGTAATATGGACCAGACCCTGGCGGCGACGCTTTTCAAGCTGATCGGCAACCTCGACGCCGGTTCCATGGTGTTTCTGGCCTCGCTGGTGACGCTCACACCCATGGGCCTTGTCGTGCTGATCGTCATCTTCTGGCAGATCGAGGACCGCCGCCGCCGGGTGGACCTGTCCCGCTACCGCGAGGACATGGACCGTATCCTCAAGACCTATGGCGATGATCTGCGGGTGGTGACCGACTACTACAAGGACAACGTCAAGCTGGTCGAGGCCTACCAGTCCCTGGCCACCAGTCTGCATGACCAGGTCGTGCTGAACACCCAGGTCATGCAGCGCATGGTGGACGCCATCTGCACCAACCAGTTTTGCCCGCTGGGGCGCATTGCCAAGGGCGATAGTCCGATGCGAGGGGGAGGATTCTGATGAACCTGGAACGCGCGGCCATGATCGGCCAAAAGACTGAAAAGGAGCTTGCCGCCAAGAGCCACGGCATCCGGGCTGCCGGGCTTCGGGATTCCTTGCGGCTGCTGCTTATGCCCACCATGCCGATCGAGGCCCTTGATGACGAGCAAATCGCTTCCCAGGGCCTCGCCCTGGCCCAGGTGCTTATCGATCTGCGGGCCGTCCGGGCCGAGATCGCGGCCATCAACCGCCACCTCGGGGCTTGATCCCATGCTCGTCTTGGCCGGACGTCGGGAACATCCCATGGAGACCGTGGAGCGCGCCGAGGAACTGTGGTGCGTGGACGGACTCACTTTTGATGAGGTGGCGGCGCGCACCCGGGTGGCCGCTTCGACGCTCAAGCGATGGGCTGAAAAGTATGGCTGGCGCGCCAGGCGGGATGAAATCCGGCAGGCCTTGGCATCCATCCGGGTCGACACCATCCGGCTGCGCGCCCGGCTCATCAAGAACTGTCTGGACAGCATGAACGCCATGGACGCCTTTGCCGTGGCCAAGATGGAAGAGATGGCCATCAAGGCGGCCGAGCTGGCCGACAAGCGGGCCGATGCCGCGCCGGCTGCCATCCCCCTGCGCGAGATCGCAACCGAGGCCGACGCCGTGGCCGCCCTGGAGGAAGCGGTTGGCCTGCGGCTTAACGCCATGCTGGCCAGCCCGGACAAGGTGACCATGACCGCGCTTCGCGAGGTCAAGCAGGTGCTCGATCTGCTCAAAGACATGCGGTCCGCTGCCGGCGCAGCCGCCGAAGGGACGCCGAGCCGGGAAAACGGCTTGTCCGCCGACACGGCCGATCGGCTACGCGCCCTGCTCGGAGGGCAGACATGAGCGACGCCCCGCTGTTGCCGTATCAGGTGCGCTGGAACCAGGACCGCAACCCGGTCAAGTTCTGCGAGAAGTCCCGCCGCATCGGCCTGTCCTATGCCGATGCGGCCGAAGCTGCCATGCTGGCCGGCCTCAAGAAGAGCGACGGCGGCATGAACACCTTTTACATCTCCTACAACAAGGAGATGACCGAGACCTACATCAAGGACGTGGCCGATTGGGCCAAGCGTCTCAATCTGGCGGCCTCGGAGTTTGAAGAGGTGGTCCTGGAAGATGAGGACAAGGACGTGCTGGCCTACCGGGTGCGCTTCGCCTCGGGTCAGGCCGTCGTCGCGCTTTCGGGCAAACCCAAGAACCTCCGGTCGAAACAAGGCCGCATCGTCATCGATGAAGCTGCTTTCTGCGATGAGCTCGAAGAACTCCTCAAAGCCGCCATTGCCCTGACCATGTGGGGCGGCATGGTGGAAGTAATTTCCACGCACAATGGCGAAACCAATCCCTTTAACAACTACATCCTGGACATCCGGGCCGGGAAGCTGCCCTACAGCCTGCACCGCGTCACCTTGGACGACGCCCTGGCCGAAGGACTTTATCAGCGCATCTGCCAGGTGCGCGGCCTGACCTGGTCACCCGAGGAGGAAGCCGCCTGGCGGGCCAGTCTGGTTGAATTCTACGGCGACGGCGCAGACGAAGAGCTTTTCTGTGTGCCGTCCCAAGGTTCGGGCACGTATCTGACCCGCCAGATGATTGAAGCCTGCATGTCGCCGGACATTCCGGTGCTGCGCTGGTCGCCGCCGGCCCCGGACTTCGTGGACTGGCCGGAAGACAGAAGGCATCGGGAGGTCCGGGATTGGCTCGAGGCCGAGCTGGGGCAGATCCTGGCCATCCTGCCCCGGGATGCCCGATCCTACCTTGGCGAGGATTTCGGCCGTACCGGCGATCTAAGCGTCGATTGGCCCGTCCTTCAAATGGCGAACCTGCAACTGGTGACGCCGTTTGTCCTGGAACTGCGCAATTGTCCGTTTCACCAGCAGCGGCAGATGCTTTTTCATATCTGCGACCGGCTGCCCCAATTCTCCGGGGCGGCGCTGGATGCACGCGGCAACGGCCAGTATCTGGCCGAGGTCGCCCGGCAGCACTACGGCCCGGAGATCATCCAGGAGGTCATGCTGACCGAGGGCTGGTACCGGGAGCACATGCCCAAGCTCAAGGCCGTGTTCGAGGACAAAACCTTTCTGGCTCCACGGGATTCGCTCATTTTGGATGATCTGCGTGCGTTCAAGGTCGTCAAAGGAGTGGCGAAAATCCCCGACGCCCGCACCGGGGCCAAGGGCGAGAAACGCCACGGCGATGCCGGCGTGGCCGCCGCCCTGGCCGTCTTTGCGGTCAAAACCATCGAATATACGCCGTTCACAGTGACTACGGCCATGCCCTACACGGCCGGCAACCTCTTTCGGGGGTATCGATGACCAGTGGTCTGTGGCTTGATGCAAAGACCTTTGCCGAATTCGGGGCGATGCCCCTGGCCGAGTTGCTTGGAGAGGTGGCCGTTGCGCCGGCTTCCTGGGGGATGCTCGGGTTGCTGCCTGATCCTGACCCGGTGCTGCGCGAACGCGGCGACGACGTCAAGGTGCTCGAAGACCTGACCGCCGACGGCAAGGTGTGCTCTTCGATCCAGGGCCGCAAGGTCAAGACGCTTAACAAGCGGAGCTACCGGTTTTCGCCCGGCAAGGTGGATGGTCAGGAGCCCACGCCCGAGGCCAAGCGTTTGTGCGACGATCTGACCCGGGACCTGGAGCGGGTGGACCTCTATAACCTCTTTTCCCAGGTGCTCGATGCGCCGTACTACGGCTTCACCCCCACCGAAATTCTCTGGCGCATGGACAACGGCCGGCTGCGCGTGCGCGACCTGGTTCCCAAGCCGCGTGAGTGGTTCGTTTTCGACGGCGGACGGCGCGCTTCGGTTCCGGGGCGAGGACGCCATTGCCGGCGACAAGGTGCATCCCTTCAAGGTCGTCCTGTCCCGTCACTTCCCGACCTATAAAAATCCCTACGGGCTGCGACTGCTCTCCCGATGTCTTTTCCCGGTTGCGTTCAAGCGGGGCGGCATAGAATTCATGATGCGCTTTGCCGAGAAATTCGGGATGCCCTGGGTGGTGGGCGAGGCCCGGCCCGGGGCGCTCGCGCCGGAACGCCAGGAAATGCTGGCCAGCCTGTCCGGCCATGGTCCGCGATGCCGTGGCCGTGGTTTCGGGCGGGTCGAAGGTCCATATCGAATCCGTGGAAGGCAAGGCCACGGGCGGTATCCACCTGTCCATCGTCAACTACATGGACGCGGCCATCGCCCAGATTATCCAGGGCCAGACCCTGACCCAGGAAATCGGTTCCAAGGGCAGCTACGCCGCCAGCCAGACCCATTACAACGTGCTGACCGACTACGCCGAGGCCGACCAGACCCTGGTGGCCACGGCCATGAACGATCTGGCCTGGATGTATGGCCAAGTTAACGCGCCTGACGCCCTGACGCCCGTATTTTCCTATGTGGAGCCGGAAGACCTGGAAAAGAAGGCGACGCTCGGAAAGAAGCTCTACGACATTGGGGCGCGGTTCAAGCCGGCATACTTCCAGAGTTTTGGCCTGACCTCCGAAGAATTCAGCGTGGCCGACCAAGCAGCCAAGCCGCAGGCCACTGGCAAAGATGCCGAACTGGCGGCTGGCGGCGACGGCTTCACCTCGGACCAGGAAGCCGTGGAAACGGCTGGTGGGGGAGGCCCTCAAGGACGGCGGCCAGGCCGTCCGCGCCCAGGCCAGCCGCATCATGGACCTGATGGAGCGCGCCGAGTCCTGGGAGGATGCGGAGCTGCTCCTGCTCGAAGCCTTCCCCGATCTGGATGATGCGGACTTCCGAACTACCCTGGAGGCGGCCCAGGTCACCGCCGATCTGGCTCGGCCGCTATGCCGTGCGTCTGGAGGCCGGTCGTGCCCGATAGCCCGGCGTCCATCGTCTTCACGCCGGTGCGGCCGGCCGAGGCCATCCGGTACTTGGAAGACAAGGTCGCGGTCACCCGGGAGCAGTTCGACCGGCTTTCCGAGGCGGCCAAGGCCCGGCCTTCACCGTTTCAGGGTTGGCCAAGCTGGACCAGGTCGAGGCCGTGCGCCGCTCCATGCTCGAGGCCATGGAAAAGGGCATGCCGCTTCGGGAGTGGAAAAAGACCATCAGCCAGACCCTGGATGCGGCCGGCTTTACCGGCGAGCGGGCGCTTCGCCTGGAGACGATCTTTCGCACCAACGTCCAATCCGCCTACATGGCCGGGCGCTACGGCGAAATGATGGCCATGGCCGATACGTTTCCCTACTGGCAGTATTCGGCCGTCAATGACGGGGCGCACCCGGCCGGCCATCGGGCGCTCCATGGCAAGGTCTATCCGGCCGGACATGCCTTTTGGGACACCTGGTATCCCCCCAACGGC